GGTTTTTTTAAACAACTCTCATGTTGGCATCGTTTTGAAACAATATTAATCATATTTTCTTTTTTGTGTTCACTACAAAATAACGGTTTGGTTTCAGTTGATAAATTAAATGATGGTTTTTTTAAACAACTCTCATGTTGGCATCGTTTATTTTTAATATCAATCATATTTTCTCTTTTGTGTTCACTACAAAATAATGCTTTAGTTTCAGTTGGTAAATTAAATGATGGATTTTTTAAACAATTTGGGCCGATACATTTTACAGGCATTATAATATTTAACTATATATGGTTATACAGTTAAACCTTTATATTATTTATTAAAAATGAATGGGTATATTAGAGAAATAAACACGATACTTAATACAAAGATGTCAACATACCTGATTATTTTTTTCGTTTTTAGTGGTAATTTATCATATTCGTTTGAATATTTGGCAGGTTTGAATGGTTTCGATAACCATCCTAATAAAGTTGGTTTTAGTTGGTCGTTACAATCATATAACACGTCATACCACGCTAATAAAATATAGGATGCGGTTCCCAACAGGAAGGCCATTACAAAATTATGCATTCTCGATTTAGGATTAGGTAACCAATATACAATTAATACAAATAAAGAAAAAACCAAACATTTAATATTTAAATATAACGGAGCTCCGAATAAACCACCACCCATTAAAATATGGATATATAAAAAAATTGATTTAATATTAAAATAATATAAGAATAATAATTTACAAGGTTATAATATATTAAAATGATAATTCCAATTAAATGCTTTACTTGCGGAAATGTGATTGCTGATAAATATAGATATTATCTTAGAGAAGTCGCAAATAAAAAAATTGACCGGTCACTAAATTTAAATAAGGTGTTGTATTTAACAAAAGAATTTAACGAGAAAACGCCTGAAGGGGAAGTATTGGACGATTTAGGATTAACAAAAATGTGTTGTCGTCGTCATTTCCTAACACACGTAGATATTGAATAATTTCTTAGTATATAATATAATGGCAAAGACAAAAAGAAATCACGTTAATAAAAGTAGAAAACACCAAAAAAAATATAAAATGAAAGGTTCTTCTAAACACCGTAAAACCCATAAAAAACATTTTTTTTCTAAAAAATATAGTTGTAATATGTGTCATGGAAATTGTAAAAAAAGTTGTGAATGTGCGTGTCATACGAAAAGTATGAAAGGTGGATGTGGTTGTTCTAGTTCACAATTAGGAGGAGACGCAACGAAATTGTCTTTAGCATACACAGGACAACCTTCACAAAGTTACCCAAATCCATATTTAGCTTATACTGGAAAAGGCGGAAATGCCGATATAAGTAAAGCATACCCTAATGTTAACGGAGCAACCGGAAGCGCCTTAAATATAATTAATCCAGGACAAACATTTCGCGGTGGTGAAAATTTTAGTCCAAGTGATGTAAATACGTCGGGTTACCCAAACGGGTTAATTGGTCCATCGTGGACATCAAGTCCCAATACTTGGCCCGGAGTAGGTAATGTAGACAATATAACAAATCATTACGATAAAAACATATATCAACCAACCGATGTATCGAGACAGATGATTGCTTCAGGGTCTGCTTCTCCGTTTTCGGTTGGAGGTAAAAAACATAAGAGAAAACAACGAGGTGGAAGTATTATTCCCGATAATTTATTAAATTTAGGGAATATGTTTAAATATGGAACTGGAAGCATATATAATTCCCTTAATGGATACCAACAACCAACAAATCCTCTTCCGTGGAACGACCAATTAAAAAACACAACAAATCTGAGCGCAATAAAATATTAATATATTTTCTATATATAAATTATAATGTTTGTTTTACCTAAAAATTTAAAACAATTATGTACACCAGCACTAGTTTATTTCGTTATGTCTATGATAGCTACATTTTTAATGTTACTTCAAAATATTGGAAATAAAAATAAATTCTGTTTAGGCACATTTTCATGTAATGTCCCTCATGTTTCACTCGTTTTTATTCTAAAAATAATCTATATTTTATTTTGGACTTGGATTCTTAATCTGATATGTAAAAGCGGACATAAAGGTATTGCATGGTTTCTGTTACTACTTCCATTTATTTTTGCGTTCGTTTTATTAGGGTTATTATTTATTTCTTAATTAGATTGTTGACAAAGTGTATTTTATTTTGTAAATAAAACAAAATAAAATAAAATAAAACGTAAATAAACTATGACGTAAATTAAATATAGTAATTTAATAATATATAATGGTAAAAATTAAAAATGGATTTTCATATGAATTAAACGGGTGGAAATATATATCCGTTTCAGGAACACCCCAAGAAAGAGGGTTTGCTTATGGATATTTATGTGCTAATGATTTTAAAAAGGTTCAAGAAATGTTGACATTTTTTATATATGAATCGTATGGCATAACATGGGAGTTTATAATACAACAAGTAAATAAAAGTATAAAAGAAAAAACAAGGAGTAAATTTAAAGAATTTTATGATGAAATGGATGGAATTTCCAAAGGATGTAATTCGGCAGGAACCCAAACATCAATTGATGAAATAATTGCCTGGAATTTCTATTGTTCCATTCCTTATTGGATTTCATCGATGACTGGTAATGAAAATATACATTTTTCAAAAGAGGGAGGAAGTCCTGACAAATGTAGTGCTTTTATTGCGGTGGGTGATTATACCAAAACAGGCGAAATTGTTGTGGCGCATAATTCATTTACAGATTTTGTGGATGGACAATATTCGAATATTATATTAGATTTAAATCCATCAAATGGTAACCGGTTTATTATGCAGACTTCCCCTTGTTGGATATGGAGTGGAACCGATTTTTTTATTACATCTAAAGGAATTATAGGAACCGAAACTACTATTGGCGGATTTATTGCTTATGAAAATAATTACCCCATAGGATATAGAATTCGTCAAGCAATGCAGTATGGAAATAACTTCGATGATTATATAAATATATTACTAGATGGTAATTCAGGCGATTATGCTAATTCTTGGTTATTTGGAGATGTTAATACAAATGAAATAATGCGTATTGAATTAGGTCTAAAATATAATAATATAGAAAGAACTAAAAATGGGTATTTTATTGGATTTAATGCGGCATATGATCCTAGAATACGAAATTTAGAATGTGTAAATTCCGGATTTGATGATATACGAAGACATCAAGGGGCAAGACGTGTTCGTATTGATGACTTGATGATTAAACATAAAGGAAAAATAAATATTGATATTGCGAAACGTATTATTTCGGACCATTATGATGTATATTTAAATAAAGAAAATAACCCTTGTTCAAGAACCGTTTGTTCTCATTACGATTTAGATGCGAGAGAATATATGTCTCAACACGATAGACCCAAACCGTTTTCTCCTCATGGTGCGGTTGATGGGATAGTGTGTGATTCTGAGTTGGCACGAGAAATGTCTTTTATTGGAAGATTTGGGAATTCTTGTGGTATAGAATTTAACGCACATAAATTTTGTGAAAAAAACAGACAATGGAAATATTTAGAACCGTATTTACACGATAGATTAAGTCAACCTTGGACCAAGTTCGGTATTTCTGATTTAAATAGTAACGGTTTAAAAAAACCAACACTAAAAACAAAAAAAATAAAAAATAAAAAAATAAAAACAAAAAAAATAAAAACAAAAAAAAACTAAAATAATATATCGAGATTGGTTAATAAGTTGGTTTTATTAATAATATATTCTTTATCTAATTTTTTATAATAATCTAATGGATTTAATAATATTTTTACGATAAGTTCCATATCATCTTTAATGTTTCCAACCATTTGAATTGAACCATCATTTAAATATGTATTTATATTATGACATCCCAAATATATGGGACAACAATCATACAACAAAGGATTTATTATTTTCTCTGAAAAATAATGATTACTTCTAAAGTTTTCAATAGAAATCGTGAAAAAATAATTTAAATATGGTTCTGAATCTTTAAACTGACCCTTAACTCGCTCATCGTTTTTATTATAAAAATTACACCCACGACCAAAAATATCAACCGGTATGTTATTTTGTAATATACACTTTACAAGTGAATGTCTATATGAGTGTCCAGGCGCTAATTGTTTATGAGATAATACAATAGACATTTTTTTAATTTTTTGAGATATTTCTTTTGGGGTATGATTATTATATGTTAAATATCCATAACCTTCAATAAATGTGTCAGGTAAATTAGATTTATCACCAATGTAATATTTCCCAATGTGTTTTATAGCGTAAATTATAAACTCTTGGGTTATACGTAAAAACTTGATAGGTTCCCACGCAAGTCCAATAACGTTTTCTTTTGGTATTTTTAATGATGGCATCGCGGTATTTATAATAATCGCGTGGGTAAAATCATCATCGGCAGTTATACAAACTAATTTATCTTTATATAAAATGTCAACATTATCTGGATTAAAACAACTAAGAACCGAATTTTTTAAGTATTCTGAATTATAAAGTCCTTTATTCATAAGTCCTCCCTCGAATATCTTAATTTTTATCATTAATATAATATAATATGTCTTTTTAATATTATATAACGTTAGAATAATAAATAAAAGGACATAACCTAAATAATATAAAGATGAGTAAAAGATTGTCAACGTTTTAATTTTACACGTTGACAACTATTTTTAACAATTAAATGACAAAAAAACAAATAACTATATAAAAAAATGTAATTATTATTATATACGATGGATACTATATCTTGGCAAATAATAAATACGTATTTTAATGATAATCCGGATAATCTAGTGAAACACCATTTAGATTCATATAATGATTTCTTTAGTGGTGGAATAAATCGTGTTTTTAAAGAAAATAATCCGATACGATTTATTGAAAGAGAAGAAATAACGAATGAACCTCGAAAAAAAGTAAATCCTAATGTTAGCGAAACATTATTATATTTAGGTGGTAAAGATGGAAGTAAAATTTATTTCGGCAAACCTATTATTTATGATGATAATAGCAAGCACGTACATTATATGTATCCGAATGACGCTCGTCTCCGAAATATGTGGTATGGAATAACTATACATTATGATGTCGATGTAGATATCATATATTACGAAGGTGAAGAAAAAAAAGAAGAATCAATTACACTTAATAAAATTTATTTAGGTAAATTCCCAATAATGGTTCAATCTAAATTGTGTATTTTAAATACTTTGGTTCCTGAAGTCCGATTTAATATGGGAGAATGTCGTAATGATTATGGGGGGTATTTTATTATTGCCGGAAAAGAAAAGGTTATCGTATCTCAAGAAGAGTTCGCAAATAATATGTTATATATTCGTAAACATAAAAAAGACGATGTATTTTCACATAGTGCGTCTATAAGGTCTGTGTCAGAGGATACGTCAAAACCGATACGGACCACATCTGTGAATATCGTTTGTCCTTCAACAAAATTTACAAATAATCAAATAGTTGTTGACATTCCAAACGTCCGTAAAGAAATACCATTATTTATATTAATGCGTGCGTTAGGTATTAATTCGGATAAAGATATTATTAGAACATGTTTATTAAATTTGGAAGAAAATTCAAATTATGTCGACTTGTTTATTCCATCGATTCATGACGCGAATCAAATATTTAATCAAGAAACTGCGTTAAGATTTATAGCAACTTTTACAAAAAGAAAAACGATATCCAGTGTAATTGAGATATTAACTAATTATTTTTTACCACATGTTGGAGAATTAAACTTTTTGGAAAAAGCGTATTTTATTGGATATATGGTAAATCGTATGTTACGCGTATTTACAAAAGAAGAAAAACCGACAGATAGAGATAATTTTCGTTATAAGCGTGTAAAATTATCTGGAACTCTTATTTATGAATTATTCCGTGAATATTATTTGGTTCAATTACGAAGCATTTCATTAACAATAGATAAAGAGTATTATTTCCATCGTGGTAAATATAAAGGGTCTGATTTTGTAAATTTAATTAAATTAAATTATGCTGAGTTTTTTAAACAAAAAGTGGTTGAGGGTGGATTTTTAAAGGCATTTAAAGGTAATTGGGGAGCAACCGCGCATACAAAACGTATCGGGGTAGTTCAAGATTTAAATAGATTGAGTTGGAACACGTTTATTTCTCAATTACGAAAAATAAATTTACCATTAGATGCGAGTGCTAAAGTAATCGGACCACGTTTATTAAATAGTTCACAATGGGGATATATTGACCCATTAGATACTCCTGATGGCGCGAATATCGGATTACATAAACATATGTCAATCGTAACATCAATTACTAGTGGGTCGTCGTCGTATCCTATAATTAAATGGTTAAGATTGAATGCTAATATGAAATTATTGTTAGAAACATCTCCTGAATATTTATCAAATAATACAAAGGTATTTGTAAATGGTAATTGGGTTGGTTCAATTGAGGACCCGATTGAGTTAGTTGATAGACTTAAATTATTAAGAAGAAATGGCGTTATTTCAATATTTATAAGTATTTCGTTTAATTCGGAACATAATGAATTATATATATATAGTGATGATGGAAGATTAATAAGACCGATATATTATATTGATAAAGGACAACCTAGTTTTATTAGAGATAAAAAAATAATGAATATATTGAATGGTTCTATAAGTTGGAATCAAGTAATTTCCGGATTTAAAGAAAAAAAGGATGCGAATTTTAATGTAAAGGATAATAAGATATATGAATTAGATGAATTATATGATAATGGAACATTGGAAAACTTATATAATCATAGGTCTTTAGTTGATTATATAGATACTTCAGAAGAAGAAAATTCTCTGATTGCTATGAATGAGGATGACTTAAAATTAAGTAAATATTACACAAATGTTGAAATTAATCCATCTCTTATTTTGGGTGTAATGGGAAATTTAATTGTTTATCCGGAAAATAATCCAATTGCCCGTAACGCGTTTTCGTGCGGACAAAGTAAACAAGCAGTTTCTCTATACCATTCGAATTATCAAATGCGTATCGATAAAATGGGGGTTGTGTTAAATTACGGTCAAACCCCTTTAATTAAATCGCGTTATTTAGAATATATTAATAAAGAACAACAACCGTATGGTATAAACGCAATTGTAGCTATAATAAGTTATACGGGTTATAATGTTGAAGATGCTATTTTAATTAATGAAGGGGCGGTAAAAAGAGGAATTTTTAGAACCACTTATTATTCTTCCTATGAAACTCACGAAGAAACAACCGAAAATAAAAGTTCAACGTCAAATTCGAGATTCGCAAATATACAAAACCATAATGTAGTAGGTATTAAACACGGGTATGATTATAGTTTATTAGATGATAGCGGAATGATTAAAGAAAACACCCCATTAAATGACAAGATTGTGATTATTGGAAAAATGACAAGTAATCCAGAGGATAAAGATAAATATATAGATTCGTCGGTTACACTTAAAAAGGGTCAACTTGGGTTTGTGGATAAAACATTTATTACAGAAGGTGAAACCGGGACTAAATTAGCAAAGGTTCGAATTCGCGAAGAAAGGTTGCCGGCAATTGGTGATAAAATGGCTTCTCGTGTTGGACAAAAAGGAACGTTAGGTCTTATAATTCCAGAAGAAAATATGCCGTTTACATCAGATGGTATTCGTCCAGATTTGATTATTAATCCACACGCTATTCCTTCACGTATGACAATCGGGCAATTATTGGAAAGTTTATTAGGTAAAGCATGTGCTTCTTACGGTGCTTTTGGAGACTGTACCGCGTTTTCAATTAAAGGTCCGGATACACAATTATACGGTAAAATGCTTACCAATTCCGGGTTTCATTCTAGTGGTAATCAATTGTTATATAATGGTATGACTGGAGAACAACTACAGAGCGATATTTTCATGGGTCCAACGTATTATATGCGTTTAAAACATATGGTAAAGGATAAAATAAATTATCGCGCGCGCGGTCCAAACACAATGTTATCAAGACAACCGGTTCAAGGACGTGCGAATGATGGAGGTCTTCGAATTGGGGAGATGGAACGCGATGGGATACTTGCTCATGGAGCATCATATTTTTTAAATGAATCGTTTATGGTAAGGGGTGATGAGTATTTTATGGCGGTGTGCGATAAATCCGGAACTGTAGCAATTTATAACGATTCGAAGAATTTATTTTTAAGTCCATTTGTTGACGGACCAATTCAATTTAATACAAATCCGGATGGTAGTCAAAATATAAAAAGTATTAGTCGATTTGGACGGTCGTTTAGTATTGTTAAAATACCATATACATTAAAACTATTAATTCAGGAATTACAGGTTATGAATATACAAATGCGGATTATTACGGATAAAAACGTAGACCAGTTAGTAAGTATGTCATATTCAGACAATTATAAATTATTATTAAAAACAGATGAATCCGATGTTTCAAAAATAATAAGTAGTTACACCGCGAATATTACTTCAAAAACAAATAATAAAATATTCCAAATACCGAAAGAATCAGCAGTTCCAGAATTTCAACCCGAACAACCAATAGAACTCGAACAACCGGTTCAACCCGAACAACCAATAGAACCTGAACAATCGGTTCAACTTGAACAACCGATAGAACCCGGGCAAACAATAGAACCCGGGCAAACAATAGAACCCGGACAAACAATAGAACCCGGGCAAACAATAGAACCTGAACAACCCCAACAATTTGGTGGTTCCGAATCGTTTGAAACCGAACCTAACCCGAGTAAAAATGCCTTTAATGATAAAGCAATTGAAAATGAAATCGAGAAATATATTCCAGAACAATTTGAAAATAAAACACCCGATTTTGGAGATAGCAAATTAAATAATTTTTTTGTAGGGTTGTCAACAAAAGCAAAAAGCATGATATTAGATATAAAGGATTTAAACAATCAAAAAATATTATTGGGTAAATTGCTCGACGCGCAAAAAGTTAAACCTGAAAAAGTAATAACAAATATGGATATTTTAAATGTCGATGAAGACCAACAGATTAAAAATGAAGAAAATGTCGAAGTAGAAGAAACCAAGAAAATCAATTTAAATTAAAATTGAATTAAAAAAATAATTTGATGATAATATAACAATATAATAATATGGAAAAAAAACAAAATTCAAGCAGTCTTATTTCTTCAATTTATAAATCAAGGAAAAATATTATTGATTTAATGAAGAAACAAAATTATAATGTGAATGAATACGCAAATTTTAGTATAAATGAAGTAAATTCAATGTATCAAAATAAACAACTGGATATCAGTTTAGAAAAAAATACAGATTCCGTCGAAAAAACCAAAGTATATATACATTATATTTTAGAAAAACCTACATTAAGGTCCGCGGAATTACAAGAAATAATCGATGACTTGTTTAATTTAGAAGAAACCCTAACTAAAAACGACACGTTAATTATTATTATAAAGGAAGATATGAATGAAACACTTACGAATGAAGTGAAACACATATGGGAACGAGATAACATATTTGTTACTATTATAAATATTAAAAGGTTACAATTTAATATTTTAGAACATCAACTTGTTCCGCCACATCGTGTTTTACCTTTAAATGAGTTGCTAGTTATTCAAAAAAAGTATAATATAACTAAATTAACAGATTTACCGGAAATATCTAGATTTGACCCAGTAGCTCAAGTGATAGGAATTCGACCAGGTCAAGTGTGTGAAATTATTCGACCTAGTAAAACGGCAATAAAAAGTTATTATTATCGGGTATGTGTGTAATATTAGAAATAATATTTTGATATATAAATGGAAATACACGAAAATAAATTATTAGATGATTTAAAGAACCAAATAGCAAACGCAGATAAATATAAAGAGGAGTTGAATGTGTTAAACGGAAAATTTTACTCAATTTTAGATGATTTTAAAAAATATTATATTTTTTTTAACAAAAATCCGGAGGTGGATGAGTATCAGCAAATGTTCTCAAATATTAAAGACAATATTGAATCTATAAATTCAAAATTATTTACAATAAATACGAATTTACAACAAACGATTGATGATATTAATATAAAAATACAACAAATAAATGTCGAAATTCAAAAGGAAAAAACTAAAAATACAGAATTAAAAAATAATGTTGGAATCATAAATAACAAAAGAACAAGTTCAGGTATATTGATTGATAATTATAAAGAATTGTATAATAATACATATTACTTTAATATTACAATAGTATTTGGAATACTTATACTTTCGTTTTTATTTTATAAATATAAAAGTTAAATATCAGATGTTTATATAAATGTTTTCTTATTTATCAAAATATAATAAACTAATAAATAGACAACGAGTCAACATAAGAATTCATTCACCGCCTATATTCGCAATTAAACACGGAAACTATTTATTCAATAAGAAGAAAGAAGTAGAAATCCAAAACCAAATTATTTTAGAAACTATAAATTTTAAAATTTTAATTTTTGTTTCATTAACTTTTACATATTTTGGATTATTTATGTATTATGTATATATATAAATGGATAGTGTAAATAATACTAAATCAGTAATTTTAAAAATTTCGTTACTTGAAACGGAATATAACAACACCTTAATACAATATCAACAAGCATATCAAAATTATACTGAGGATTTAACCAAATACCAAACAAATAAAACATTCAATAATATTTTAAATGGTCGAGTTTTTTGGGGAACTTCTGGAATAAAACAAATTTCAACTAACGATATAAATGTTTGTAAAGCGTCATGTTCTGAAACGCCTAATTGTTCTGGCGCGACGTTTAACTCAACAAGTAATACGTGTTGGTTACGTTCTGGTGATGGAGATGTTTTTCCTGGATTAAATACAGAGAACGCCATTATACCAGACGTAATCCAATCTTCAAATATTTTAAAAAAATTAAATGCTAAATTATTGGATATTAATACCAAAATTATAAATTTAATTCAATCTTCAACAGAAGATTATACAACGCAAATCCAGACACGTAATAACTTAGATACACAATTAAAACAAAATTACAATGATTTAATTAAAGAAACAAATCATGTCAACAGATTAATTCGTGAAACTGAAAATATTGATGAATTAAATAATAACTCGCAAATAATAATTAATCATTATTATTTAATATATACAGTAATAATTATACTAGTATTCCTGTGTATTCTAATAGTTGTCTACAATTATATGAAAAAATAACTACAAATTAAATATTATAATAATAATAATATTTAATTATATTAAATGAACATATCAGGTAATTCTACAATTACATTACAACAAGGGAAAAAATATAAAGATGCCACAATTAAAAAATATTCTTCCGAAGGGTTTGAAAATAACCATTTACTTAAAAACACTAATAATATAACACAACCAAATATAAATTCTGAATTGGTAAAAACGTATTCTTCAACTTTAGAAAAGTATAATAATGTTAAGGATAACATTTTATTACAAGCCAAAAATTATATCTCTAGAACCTCCCAGAATAATCAATATTTAAATAAAATCATAATGTTTAATACTACCGGAAATGCGTTTTATGTTACAAACAAAGGCGTCGCAAAATGGTTTCCATCAACTGAAATATACAACAGTGTTTTAGGTAATAACGGTTGTCCTTCTAATTCTGATATTATTAATGTAGACATTCCTTGGTCTAGTAAATATATAATTGAAGGAACAATGATACCGACAGTTCCTCCATTAATTGTTGGAACACATATGATGCTGAATCAAAGTTGCGGAAATGAAGGAACAAACGTATATGCGAACACAATGGTTAATAATACAAGCACAACCTATGAAGGATGTTTTCAGGATGATACAACCACACCATTAATGACTTTTATTGGTGGTTCGGTTCCTTCTATTCCGTCAATACCTGAAATTATTAATGGCGATTTTTCACAACCAACAATCTCAAATAACACGTATCAGTATATAAATAGTTCATCATCAATTCCAGGGTGGGTGTTTAATGCTATATTAGTAAATAATTCATCGGCATGGGGATATTCGATGCCATACCCTTTTGGAACACAATGTGTGAGTCTGCAGAAACTAAATACAATTTCCCAAATTATTAAATTAACTTCAGGAACATATAATTTGGTTTTTTATGCGTGTGGCAGAAACTGTTGTGATAATTCCGGACAAAGTAATCCGATTGACATACAAATAAATGATATAACTATTTCAACAGTAAACCCACCAATAAATTCATGGACAAAGTATAATATTTCTTTTAATGTCGACACCACTGGAAATAATACTATAACATTTAAAGGGAAAACATCTTCTACGGATAGGTCTTCCGCGATTCAGCATATTAGTATTACATTAACTGAATCAAACGAACCTGACGGAGGTTATACTTATGAAACTTGTAAAAACACGGCAATTGACGGTGGTTATAAATATTTTGCGTTACAGAATGTAAACTCAAATAAAGGAACAGGGTATTGTGCGGTTAGTAATGACATTGTAGCGCCAACTAAAAATGGGTCGGCATTTATTGTAAGCGGTGGATTTCCCTTGTGGTCGTCTAATACCCCCACAAATTCAGCAAACACAGCAACATTAACTGTTCAAGGCGCATTATCTGTTTTAAATTCAAGCGGAACCTCTATATTTAGCACACCTGCTCAAGTATCAAATAAAAATAATATAAATAAACCGTTTAATTATATTGGATGTTATAAAGATACGGGAAATAGAGCATTACCTAATTCAAATGGTAATGGTAAAACATATGACACGTGTTCTTCGATAACTACCTCTAAAGGTGAAAAGTATTTTGGATTACAATACGTTCAAGGAAACCAAACAGCAGAGTGTTGGTCTGGTTCAGATTTAAATAAAGCAACTCAATACGGTTTAGCAACCAATTGTTCACAGTTAAAGGATGGAAATTGGGTTGGGGGTGCCTGGTCAAATGCCGTTTATAATAATGTTGAACCAACAGTTCCATATTTTTTAATATTACAAGATGACGGAAATATGTGTATTTATAAAGGTTCCGGACCTCAAGACAACCAAGGATACATATGGTGCTCTTTTACAAATAAGAAACAACAAAAACCAAACCCAAGATTTAAAGCATCCAACGGAAAATTTGGTAAAAATTATATAAATAGCACAACTAGTTTAGCAAGTGGAGATTTTATTGGTTCAACTGATGGTAGTATTTATTTAATGATGCAAAGCGATGGAAATTTAGTATTATATACATCACAAGAAACCGCAAACTGTAAACAATTAAGTAATGGAGTTATGGGTGGTGGTCCTGGCGCAAACGCAATTTATAAATTAAATCAGGTAGGAGTAAGAAATAATTTATACGATGTTGCGTATGTCGACCAAAACTCTAATTCGTATTTATATCCAGAAAGTAGCGTTACATCTACGAATACATATAGTAAAGTAAACGCATATTATAGTGATGATAAAAATATTAGTGGAGGACAAACATCAGGAGTGGATCTTGAACAATGTAAACAATCCTGTAGTTCAAACTCAAAATGTTATGGCGTTGAATATAATACGGATATAAAAACGTGTCTTCAAAAAGATAAAACAATATATGAGTTAAATCCTACCAAATTACCTAGTTCATCATTTTCTGAATTGTATATTAAAAATAAAACGGTTGAAGAAGGGTTTACACAAAATAATGTTGATACGGTAAAATTAAATAATTATGTGAGTGGTAAACAATTATTTTCAAATGATGTAGTTGCCACATTAACAAAACAAATTAATCCGGTTGATAAACAAGAGTTAGAACAATTGGATAGTCAACTATCTTTGTTATCGGCACAATTAAATACCGGTAATAATAATTCGGGAAATTCATTAGTAAATATAGACAAAAAATCAAATATACAAACTAAGTTTATAAATTTATTTGCTACGCAATATGACGATACAAAATCTAAAATTAATAATTTACACGAAAATATGCCTAATTATACGAATATTGTAGAAGATAGCAATATTGCGAAATCGTCATCTATAAATACATTTATTATGTGGTGTTTTATATTCGTAATACTTATACTAATTATGATAAAAATTTATAGTGACTTATAAGTTACTTTATCCGGAAAGAACCCGTGTAAATCATATTTAGAGAGACCCCACATGCCAACATAATTTACTTTTTGTTTGTTAACCGTTTTATTTTATGATGTGTGATTTTTGTATTTCTGTATATAAATTATATAATTATTATATTATTATAATTATATAATGTCAAACTCATCGAAAGACTTACAAGAAGTGAATTCAAAAACATTAACTGATATTCAGAATTTACAAAAAATCGAAAAAGATTTGTTTAACAGTTTAGAAACGAAAAACATACAAAAACAACTAACAACTGATGAATTAAACCAAATAGTAAATAAAATAAATGATGTATCACAAATGCGTGTAAATTTATATAAGTCTTTGACTAATTTAAATACATTTTATAATTCTGAGTTATCAGATTCGATTCATACATTAGGACAACAGACGACGGCAATAAAAATAGTAGAGAATGAATTAAACGAAGCAAAAAAAAGATTATCATTAATTGAAATGGAAAAAAATAATAAAATACGAATTGTAGAAATTAATAATTATTTTGGAGAGAAATATGCGGAACAAACCAATGTATTGAAAACCATATTATTTGTTGTTTTTTTATTTATGGTAATATCCGTATTATTTACAAAAAATATAATACCTAAACTATTATATATCTGTTTATTAATAATTCTCGGTGTTTATGGAGTATTTAAAATAGGGACATCGTTTTATTCAATATTACTTAGAGATAATATGAATTACCAAGAATATAATTGGTATTTTAAACCAGAATCGGCACCTTCTAATAGTAGTGAAGTTCCTAGCACATCAGACCCTTGGGGAACCCCATATGTAACCTGTATAGGTCAATCGTGTTGTTATACTGGAAGTACCTATGATTCAAGTCAAAATAAGTGTATTCCCAACACAACAGATACTACTGAAAGTTTTGTAAATGATATTTTTACAAAACATACGATTGAATATAAAAAACCGGATGTTACATTATAACAGGTAATTACAATAAATAAATAAATAATACTATAATATATAATATGACTTCATCACAACAATCAACCATAAATGATTTTAATAAACTTCTTCAAGAAGCGTCCAATAGTATTATGTGTGGTCCTGAATGTCAACAAAATAAAGAGAAAAGCAAATTATACCAAAACTATTTAGATGCTAAAACAACTATGATAAATGCCCCGCAAATGGTGGATGAAACCGCCAAAAAATATTATATGTATTCAGAAGGACCTATAGGATATAATAATTATATTAACCAAAATTTAGAACAAAAATTAAGTATTATAAATAAAGAAATCACTGCCAAATTTAAAGATAACTTAAATAAAGCAAATTCAAATTTAGAATTATACAAGGGTATATCGGTAAATTATGCGTATGTCTTGGAATTATACGAGTATTATTTAAAGGATAATAAAAAACTAGAAACAAGATATAAAAATAAAACAGCAGATACATTAACTAATGACCGTAAAACTTATTATGAAAATCAAGGGATTGAATCTTTAAATTATTATTATAAACTTGTATTATTTATATACTTTGGTATTTCGTTTTTTTTATTTTGGTTGCTTTATTTAAATATAGGGGTATCAAGGTTAAAAAAAATGGTAATAGTATTATGTGTAATTTTATACCCAATTTGTGCTATTCCAATAATTCGTTTAATATTATGGTTCTATCATAATTTAATCACCTTACTACCTAAAAATATATATAATAATTTATAAATGACAATTTTGTAAATCAGATACTAAATCTGAGTCGTTCTCTTCTTGTGTATTGTATAACAATTTAACTCCTTGCCAAAATCCGTTCTTTTTACATTTCCCGAATTTTTTATCCATAATTTCATAAAGTTCGCTTCCTTTGGGTTGTTTTCGGTTTCCTTGTTCGGTTTCAAACCATTGTTTAAATTGTAATAACAAGTCGGATTTTTTAATAATATCTTCATTGTTATTTGTCTTTGTAATTTTATCACTTATGAAACCGGTAATATGGTCTTGTCCTTGTCTATATTTATTAGAAGCGTCCTTTACAATATCACAATCTTCAACAACTCCATCGGTTTCGAACGCTTTTTTTACTAATATTGACATAAATATAGGTGCTAATATTGGAAGACGGTCCTTTAAGGTTTTATCCTTTTCAAAAACAAAAGGTGTATCATCTGTATGTGGTTCGTTTTCATCGATAAATTTAGATACGAAATCACAAATTCGGATTCTTCTCCATGTTCCATCATCCGTGCTATTAATTTCGAATAATGAATTGGTACATACAACCAATTTAAACTGAGGTTCGAATGTTTCACTTTCACAATATAATGCTCTGCCTTGAACCGGATCTCCACCGGTAAGTTCCTTCATGATACCTTCATTAATTTTAGAATCTTTTGAAGGTTCCTGCATAACCGCGTATCGTATACCTTTTAATTGTATTATTTCAGAAGATGTTCCACCAATTCCGTTTCTTTTTTCGGTGACAAGTGTTATTGGCACGGTTCCTTTATAATCTCCTAATGATTGAGACATTAAATCAGTTAAAATGGATTTACCATTACTACCACTTCCGCGATAAATATTAAATGTTTGATTTAGGTTTGTTCCAATTAAACAAGATGCTAAATGGTCCCACATATATTTATTTAACGAGTTGTCCGGAAATAATTTTTCCATAAATGAAACTATTTCGGTTATGGTTGTATTATGTTTTGTCTCGTCGTATACAACATAATCAATACCGGTGCATTTTGTAATGTAATCTTGTGGGTATCCTATTCTAAACTCTTTTGTTTTAAAATCAATTATACCATTTTTAAAACACAATAAATGTTTATTTGCGTCAACTTGTTTTATGAATTCTTTGTCGTAAAATAGTTCCATTGCTTCACGCATAATATTATTTTTATCGTTTGTTCGTTTTAATTTTACACAAATATCGGTAATACATTTACACTTTTTTTTTAATAATTCGTAAATATCTCCGTTTGCTTCACAATGTTGCATTTGTTCTGTAAAATTATCCGCTTTACGTTGATATTCGAAAAACATATCTTTAGAGATAGCAAGTCTTAAAGTTAATCCTTGGTCGGTTTCCCATTTATGATTTTTGAATGAATACCAAGTTTTATGTGAAATGCTACTACAAACATATTTATCTTTAAACATATGGTGTAATACCATCGCTAAATCAAAATCTGTTTGTGAAAATAGGGTTTCATCCATATAACTACTGATTGTTTCCTTTTTTACCTTTGAGTATTCTTCAAAGGCATCTTGTTTGGACCAATACATAATTGACCTTTTGGTAAACCCATCGGACGATTTTTTGTTAAAATGTTTATTCCATGTTGAATATAATTCTGGAATTGTATTATAATCAAAATCTGATGCTTTGCTTCTTAACATAATCCACGATAAGAATAGTCTTTCATCAGTATGTTTTAACGCAAACGCTACAGACCTATTAAGAGAATGCGACCCTTCCTCGTAATATTTTGCCGGAAGTGTTTGTGTATATGCGTGTGTTTCTTTCAATTCAAATTCTGATGCGTTTAATCCGTTGAGGAAATTGTCAACTGCTTTTTGTAACATTTCAAAATTGGTTATTTCTGATATAGATATTGAACCTATTGAATCATCGTCATCACATAAACGGTTAACACGTGTTCTAGTATTAACTTTTTTAAATCTATGTGATGATGATTCTAACCTTTTGTTGTATGCGTCAATTATTTTAGGGTTTATTTCAAAACTAGGAGTCGCGTCGTTTTGTGCGGACAATTTAATAAAATTTTGCTCAAGATTAAAATCAGAATCTCTTTTTTCATCCATCATAAATTCTCCATCAGTATTATCGTATGATATTGTAAAATATTGTGTTAATTTATATGCTTGATTTCCTGGTTTTCTAGAACCAAATAACTGCCAGTTAGTGGTTCCCTTGCTAATGCCTTCATCTAACACCGAGTCCCAACTATTTATTAAGGGTAAATCCCATATTTGAGGGAGTTCTTCGAGTATATTTTCTCGAAGCATAAGTTGCATAATATGGTCCATTTGTATTCCAATAATCATATGTATTCCATCTTTTGTTAAAGATTTATCTTCTAATCTATTAACGTTATCTTTTTCCATAATAAATATTTCAAACGGTTTATTTTCTTCAAATTTAAAGAATTTTTTCAATTCTTCTAAATATAATAATACCATATCTTGGATATGCTCTTTATTGTGTTGTCTGGTATCTACATCATAATTATACCTAAAATCAAAATCTACCAATATTTGACAGTTTGTCTCAAGTTGTTTTTCTGTAAGATATTCCATTTTTTTATATTTAAAAATACTATCATAATACAACGAGTGAAATACGGGTAAATTTTCTTTTGGGATAATATATGAACCACCATACACATTTAGGTCCTTATCCCCGATTCTTGTGTGAGTTGCCGAAACACCGGTATTTGGTCTTTCATTTTTAGCGTTATGCTTTGCTAAAAATTCATTTAAATCTTTATACTGTGATGTTGTTGTCATTTATTACTATGTTAATATAATATATAATAATACTAGGTTTTTATTTCATTTTTATTTATTAATAAAAAGGGTATAGATGATTTATTTTATAATAAAATTGAATTAAATAAATAATGTAAAAGTATAGTATAAATAAAGATGCATTTCTGTTCTAACTGTCAAAATATGTACTATATCAGAATTAATGTTGAGGATAATAACAACTTGGTTTATTATTGTAGAAATTGCGGTAATGAAGATAGCAATTTGGGCGTTGATAGTATTTGCGTATCTAAAACATACCTAAAAAAAACGGAACAGTCGTTTAATCATATCATCAACAAATATACCAAATTAGACCCAACATTACCACGCATTAATAATATTTTATGTCCAAACATAGAATGTTCTACAAATACAAACCATGAACCAAGAGAAATACTATACATAAGATATGATAACGCAAATATGAAATATATTTATATATGTTCTACATGCGATAATGTTTGGAAAATTAGCGAATAACTGCGAATAAGTGCGAATAAGTGACATAAATAAAAAAATATAAAAATATAAAAATAACAAAAACAAATAAAAATATAAAATAAAATTGATTTAGTTATTTAAAAGTATCTTTAGTTAATATAATAAATAAAAATGGACGATTATTCTGACGATGAAAACAATTCAATTTCTAGTGGGTATGATAGTGAGGAAAGTTATGAAAGCGAAGAACACAATATTAAAGATATTATAGGTAATGGAATCATCGGAGGAATTAAACAAATCGAAGAGGATGAAGATTCTGATTCGGATAATGAAGACGAAGAACAAAATATTGATGATGAAAATGTAGATTTTGATACTTACACTACTAGTGAAGGAGGTGCTAAAATTGCTAATTCAGATGATGAAAATAATGACGAAGAAGATGATGATGATGAAGATGAACCCTATTTACAAAAATTTAATAGTGATATGAATAAAAATTATATTGTGGATTGTCATCCCGAATGTTTAACCCATAATTATGATGAAATTTCGATTTTATCGCGAGTAGTTAGAGATAAAAATAATATAATTATAGATGAACTACATAGAACAATACCATTTTTGACAAAATACGAAAAAGCTAGAATATTAGGTCAACGCGCAAAACAAATAAATTATGGAGCAAAGGCGCTTATAAAAATTCCGGATAATGTTATCGATGGATATATTATTGCGGAGTTGGAATTACTACAAAAAAAAATACCATTCATTATTCGTAGACCAATTCCAGGAGGAGGTAGTGAATATTGGAATGTTAAGGATTTAGAAAATATTTCGTTTTAGATAGATAGTTAGTTAAGTAATTAAATAAGTAATCAATAAAGTAATAAATAAAGTAAGCAATAGTTAAAAAATATAAATCAAAAATTTATATTTTTTACACTGTCATAACTAATAAACACTCGTTATTATTCAATAATTTCATATACATTTGTTATATAATCTTGTTCACAAAACCAAATATTATCTGTTTCAGCCGTAATTACATATTTTTTATTATTAATTTCAATTATACACGTTGGGTCACATATATTTCGTGAATTATACGGTTGTTCAATATCAAAATGCTTTATTATCGGTAATTTATTATTTTCAAAGTAAACAACCCATTTAAATATGTCGTGTTTTACAATTTTACCTTGGTTATAGGTTCTGTGACCCAAACCATAATATGTAGTATCATTTAATTTATATCCAGGAGTTCCTCCTCTATATTCATAGTTATAACTTTGTTTATCATCATCAACCTCTATTTTTGTAATGTTTCCGGTTTCGATATCAAATGAATATAACTGAAATGGTTTTATATAATGTATAAAATATAAAATATTGTTATGATTTATAAAAGAAATATTTTTACCTGGAATATTAATTTTTGTGTATTTTTGGGTTTCGTAATCAATTAAAAACATATCATCTAAATAATTGTCTAAAACATATATTTTATTATTATATTCAAAACATCGTGGGTTTTTATTTTTAAAATAAATATTATTATCTTCAATAATATTAAAATTATCATCTAATTTTATTTTTTTTATAACTCTATTTCTGTAATGTTTTCTCCCAAAAGAAATTATTTCATTATTTTTATTTTTTATTAGTGAATAAAAAATAGAATTTTTATCTGTATTAATTCTTTTGATAAATACGAACTTCATATATTATATGGATTTTTTTATTTGTTAAACTATTAACTTAGGCAATTTTCCATCTATTTCCACAAGTAATACAATTTATAAATGTAGTCATAGGTTCATCGCTTGACTTTATTTGTAGTTGATAATACGTCGTTTTATTTCCCCTACATTTTCTACAAGTAAAAGTATCGGTGGATGCTTCAATATTTATATTAAATTTACCCTTATCTCTTTCGGATTTAATATGAAGCATTTTTGACCATTTATCAGGACACATTTCGTAATGCGTCATAAACGCAATTTCGTATGATTTTATTTCCGAGTTTTTCACTTGGTCTATTAAATGCGGATTTTTTTTTAAATTAAACATAACTGTGCGCATCCGATTTAAATAAATTTGAATAAAATATGGGTTATCCCATTTTTTTATTACTTTTTTATTATTTGATTCTTTTAACGCATAATTAAAAATCCCCTTTTCTAGATTTGATGAATATGCCGTATTGTCAAACAATTCATTAATTTTATTTTTAAAATTGGAACGAAATAATTCGGGGTCTTCGATTTTAGAACACATTTTATCTTTACTATTTAATATATATTCAATATCTATTTAAATTAAAATCAATTTTTATTTAAAACCTTATTCCGTATCATACGATTCCTCGCTTAATTCTGACCCAATATCTTCAATTATATATTGTTCTGACGTGTTGTCTATAACATCCACCGGACCATCAGATAATTCAGTTTCACTTAAGGTTTCTTCGCTTTCTTCTGAGTCACTCGTATCATCAACGATGAAATCATCTTTCAAATATCCAGATTTAGTTTGTTTCTCTTTGGGGATATGTTTCATTTCATCCTCATCATCTGTTGTATCATTCCGAGTTAAATCTTCAAATCCTCCAAATAATTTTTCATACATAATTTTCCAATGTGGTAATGTAAGGTTTACTGGGGTTACGTCCATTTTAACAGCCACCAGACAACAAGACCCAAAAAATAAAGTAGTATCTATTGGTGGAGGGAATTCGTATTTATTTTCATTATTTGCCCTACCCTTATCTTTACCATACATTATAATGCCATAGTCGATTCCATCATGTTTAACTTTCCACTCAGTATGTTTTTTAAAACCGTCCGCTTTTTTAAAACCGCATTTTTTAAATAAATCTTCTTCCTTATAATCTTTAATAGTTAAATTTTGGAGAGAACCATCTTTTTTAACAATAATAACAGAAATAGATTGTCCCTTAATCATAAGTTAATATACTTAATAAAATTATAAATAGGTTTAAATGGTTTATTCTGAATAATATATAGTTTATTAATGAAAATATATATCCAACATTATAATTTAAATAATATTGACTCTTTAGATAAGTATTTATATAGTGAAACAACACATATCAATATATATTCTAATGAAGGAATATTTATGGTTGATAATACCCAAATATTTAAATTGAAAATTACAGATAAAGATGTGTACAAAATTGAAAATTATGGTGTAAATTTTAGCGGTTCAAATAATAAACATACATTATTAATTGATGAATCCGTTATTGAAAAGGAACCAGTGTTTCAAATTCCGCAAGACCATATAGCAATAAAATTAACTACATTTACTTATAAAATGTATCAAAAATCAAACGTATCTTTAGTTATTGAAGGAACCTATAACCAACCCGGAAATAATGGTAGATATGATGGTTTTGAACCGAGAGATTTTTATTTTATTAGTTCGTCGAATTTAACGGAAATTAAAGATATTTTATGCGTGTTTTTATCTCTCTTAAACTAAACGCATAATATAATATGTTATTATGGATCTTCCAAACATCAATTTTATCAATTATATTGATTTTTTTAGTTCATTACTTAATCAATTTCTTTAAAACAACATTAACAGTTCCAAAAATTAAGGATTTAGTAAATTGTCCCACCAAAAAATACGAAAATATATATAATATAATCGCAAATAAAACCACAAGTTTTTCGGATGGAACCGATATTAGTAGTTTACATTCTGAATTATTACCTAAAGATGAAATGAAAAACGAACTCAAACACTTTTTAAAAAAACAATTAAAAGAACCCGACATTTTATCTGAAAACGGCAATAGTTATAACTCGAATTATTCGGTCTATTAAATATTTATAAATAGACATAAAGACATAAAGATAAAAATTAATAATTTAATATGTCGAATATGCTTGGTGAAACTGACAAACAGACGATTCTAAAGGATTTTCCAAATATAAAACTTTCTTATGAAAATATTACTCATAAAAAAGTTTACGAGTTTGATTATGCTTTATCTATACCAGTAGGTAAAAAATATTTCGCGTGGTTTTCTTACTATATGAATAAAGAGGCGTGTTTTATTATCGAACTAAACGACCAAAAACAAATATTAAATATAAAAATTACAAATGCGTGTTATAATAAAGACTTATGTTATGGAACGATATTTTACGGAACAATATTTAATTACGATAATAATCGGTTTTTTAATATTGAAGATATCTTTTATTACAAAGGAAATAATATAGCAAACAATAAATGGATTAATAAATTTAGTATATTGAAACAAATATTTAGTTGTGATATAACTCAACTATCATATAACAAATCATTTCTTGTATTCGGATTACCTATAATAAATACGAATTATTACGAATTAATTAAACAAATACAACTCTTGCCGTATCCCACGAATTTTATTCAATTTAGACGCGCCCGATTAATTGCGAATCTTAAATATATCAAAAAAGAGTATCCGCATCCACAATCGAATCCTAAAATAAATAACGAAATCGTTTTTAAAATTAAACCAGATATACAAAACGATATATATCATTTATATACCTTTAATAATGGAAACTCAGACAATTATTATGGAGTCGCATATATACCAAATTATAAAATAAGTATTATGATGAATAATTTATTTAGAACCATTAAAGAAAATAAAAATTTAGATTTATTAGAAGAAAGCGACGACGAAGACGAATTCGAAAACGAAAAAGTTGATAAGTTTGTGTTTTTAGACAAATCATACAATATGAGTTGCGTTTATAATAATAAATTCAAGAAATGGGAACCTGTAAAAGTGAGTGCCGTTGGAACCAAAATAATCACATCTACAGAAATATACGAAATCGAAAAAAATAATAAATACTAAATATATATGTCTTTCCTAGGTTATGGTAATATTACACCGAACGGCAACATAAACGGAAATTATGTAAATGTAGATAGTTCAACATATGCGGGAAATTTCGGAAGTAACGAAATTCCAGGTTTACCTGGTTTAGCAGGTTCTAAAGTAAACGTGGATGCTGCTTTAGGCGTTGTTCCCGGTATTTGTGTAACTAAAGGCGGCGCTAAACGAATTAAACGAAAAATTAAAAATATAACTAAAAGATATATGAGACACAGCAAAAAAAAAATCAAAACTATGAGAAATAAACTTCGCGCTAAATATACTCGAGGTAAAAAAAACAGAACAGCAAAAAAACAAACACGTTCAAAAAAACAACGAGGTGGATACGCACAATATCAAAATAATATGCCTTTAACACCCAATTATTCACTTGGAGGAGTTTTATCTTCAAATAACTCATCACTCGCAAATCCTCCTCCAATCAGTTTAAATACTGGAAACTGTGTAGATAACTATAACCATTTTACAAATAAAGGGTTTGCTTCACGTGGATGGTGGTAATTTGTCTTGCTCTAAACAACAAATTAAAATGAAATAAAGCATTAAGCAGATATTAATTTAAATGAAACGACTCAATAAAAAAACGACAACCAAAACATCATGTATAATGATTGATAATTATACACCTGATATTTTACGTGAACGATATAGGTTATACAAGTCTGATTACCAGTCATTAACAAATATTAAAAAAATGACTGGACTTCCAATAAGACATCAAAATCCTCCTGAAGATATAACGGAAAATATCGTTAAAAATATTATAATTAATTATGACAATGACCCATCTTGTAAATGGTCTAAATCTATAGGACAAAAAGGTGATCTGTGTTCTGATAAATACAAAGATGATTACCAAATTGAGGTAAAAGCATTCACATCAAACGGGCCATCACAGTTTGGACCAACAAAAAAATTTGGTGTTTTATATTTTTTAGATATGCGTAAATGGTTAAATGATGAACTTATCTTATGGAGAGTAAATTTAAATAATGAATCACCTGAAATGAAACAAATTAAAATGAATAAAAATCAAACCCACGAAGAACAATGCGATGAAGGAAGACGACCTCATATAAGTTGGGATAAACTTTATCCACAAGTATCTGATTATTGTATTAAAGTATATGAAGGACCATTTGAAAATATATTTATAAAGCAAGTAATTTAATTAGTCTGTTAGCAATAAGTTCAACAACAGGAACTGATACGGCATTTCCAACCAATTTATATAAATTGCAATTAGATATATTTGGCAATTTGTATGATTCTGGAAAACCTTGGAAATTAAAACATTCGCGAGGAGTTAATTTTCTTATACCTTTATCATCCAGAATTAATGGGACATTATGACCTCCAGTTCCCATATTCGCGGTTAATGTAGGACATTCATTGCTTTTATTTTCACGTACATATACTCGTCTATATTGATATATAGTATCTTTTTTTATAACACTATTTTTTATTAAATTCCACGTAGAAGATTTATCTGTGTAATAATATTTATCATTTACACTATTTTCCAATAATGATGAAATAGATTTCTTTTCTATAGTTGGAAACTCCAACGTAAATTTATCAAACACATCTTTGGATTTTATACATACTATATATATTCTCTCTCTATGTTGAGGAATGCCTGTAATTATGGAAGTATCTAAAATTTTAAACCGAATGTGATAATTTCTGTCGAGCAGTTGTTTATGAATTATTTCAAATGTGTTACCTTTATCGTGAGATAGTAAATTTTTAACATTTTCAAGAATAACACACTCGGGAGTGTGATAGTCGATTATTGATAATATTTTCCAAAAAACATTTGACCTTTCGTCATCAAAACCTTCTTGTTTTCCTGCTATACTGAATGGCTGACACGGAAACCCACCAGTTAAAATATTGTGTTTAGGAATATCTTCTACTTTAATATTATTTAAATTATTTAATGTAAGGGTATGATTAAAATTCATATCGTATATTTTTTTTGATGATTCATCCATATCATTCGAAAATACACATTCTACTTTACCAGTGTTTTCAAACGCGTGTGTAAAAGCACCAGTTCCTGCAAATAAATCAACTAATTTAAATTTAGTTAATTCAACTTGAGGTAACACACTTTCTACATTATTGGTATTTTTAATTATTGCGGGTTCTTCTAAAAAATCAATATTTGTAGATGATTCTAAAATATTACATTTTAACAAATTAATAAGATATGCTTTTGTTTTACCACTATATCCTTTAATTTTATTGCTTTTACAAAGTGTAATTAATTCTTCGCGTGTTTTTGAGATGTACTCCATTATATAGTATATTAATTATATGATTTTAATATATTATTACATTCAATTTTTTATTTAAATAAATTATCGTTTTACCGGTATTAAACACGTTCCTTTTAAACATACATTATCTGTATCATCTTCGTCATCCATAATATTTGAATTTTTAGAACACTTATTTGTTATCTCTAATTTCCATTTTTTATAATCCGATGTATATTCAACACTGGTTGTTTTAACTATTTTATAATTTTGTTTTTTATAAAATGCTTTTCTTTTTAACCATTGTCTTTGAAACACCCCGTGATTATCTACAAAATCATATATAACTGGTTTTGTAATTAAATGTTTACTTCTTAAGATTCTTCCAACTGTTTGAACGATATCTGTTTTGGGAGTAATTAAAAACTCGGCATTTAAGGACGGAATATCTAAACCTTCACTTGCCATAGCATAACTCGCCAAAATAATTTGTTTTGTTTCTGTATTTTTAAGGTCGATTTCTTTCATACCTCCAACATAATAACCGACGGAAGCAATGTTTTTACACACTATCTTTTTATACATATATTCCAAAATATTCAAATTGTGGGATAATATAATTGTTTGTAGGGTTTCTTTGGGTTTAACATACGGATTATCAATATAATTTTGGGCATATTTTAATACTTTTTTACAATACAAACATTTGGGTCTTTTTTCGTCAACCGAATTTATTAATTTCTCAACACAAGGCAAACAATATTTAACTTTTCCACAACATGTATTTTTAATTAAATAATTGTCGTTTTTGTTACACAGTTCGCATGAAGGTGTTTCCAAATTCATTTTTGTTTTATGTGCTTCAATAACTTCGGTGTCGGCACACTCAACCTTTATAAAATCAATTAATACTTTAATTATAAATTCTGTCCTATAATTGTATTGACACAATTTACTAATCATAGAACTTATCTGGGGATTACCCTTATAATCTAAAATAGTATCGTTAAAATCATCGTCGTTTGTTTTATAAACAATACTTCTAACTTCGACATCGTGTTCGTTTTTCACGTCCACTTTATGAACCACGTCACCTAAAAACATTTTAAATATTTTGGTGGTTCCATCCTTTCTTTCCATTGTTGCGGATAACCCCAACATATATTTAGTTACGACCTTAAAAAGAGAATTCGAGAATGTTTGACTTGATATGTGATGAACCTCGTCAATAATCGTAAACCCAAAACTTTCAAATAATTGTGATGGGTATTCTTTAGATACTAAACTTTGAATCATACACAAAACAATGTCTTTATTTTCAACATCAATTATTTGACCCTGAATTTTACCAATAGTTGCGTCTGGCAAAAACTGGTGGATTCGTTCAATCCATTGATTCATTAAAAACTCTTTGTGGACAATGACTAATGTTTTCTTTTTAAGTTGTCCCAGAATATATAAAGATGCGGACGTTTTTCCCCACGCACAAGGCAATTCCAATAAACCTCCGCCAACATTATGTTGTTTTACATAATTTATGAATTTGCATACGACTGGTTCTTGATAATCTCTTAATGTACCATTAAATTTTAAATCTATGTCGCGACCTTCACTTATTTTATAGGTTAGAGGAACCCCAAATTGAGAAATACCGTAATAATGAGGAACATATATTTTATTTATGGATTCTCTATATACTGGAAACGTCGGTTGGTTGACATTATTAAATCCGTGAGTTTGGGGTTTTACGGTTAATTCCGTTTTTATAGCATGTTGTTGCTCTGGAGTTAACTCACACTTTAATAGTGTATAACCTTTTGAACCTAAACTGGTATGTATTGTTTTAGTAGACATTTACTTAGTTTAGGTTTAATTGTTTATGTTATTTACATTTCATTTTTATTCTTTATGAAAAGAATAAAATATAACACTATGATATATGGATAATTTTAAGAATTTGTTTCAAAAAGATAACTTTGGTGAATTATCGTTAACTATACTTTTTATAATTTATTTAATTATGGGGTATAAATTACCTTACGAAGTATCCAAACTAATCAGCACCCCAATCGGTAAAATCGGGGTTATTTTAATTGCTATTTCCTTATTTATCTATTGTAATCCTATTTTAGGTATTATTTCTTTATTTGTAGCGTTTGATTTAATTAGACGCTCAGATGTTTATACTGGTATTGATGCCTTAAAAAAATACGCACCATCAGAAGAAAAAAAATCATCGCAATTTACAGCATTTAATCAATTTCCATATACTTTAGAACAAGAAGTTGTTAACCGAATGGCGCCAATCGTAAGAACCGAATCCACTTTATTTGCCGCATCATATAAACCAATGTTAGAAAACTTACACGACGCAACTCCGTTAACATCTACTTTTTAAGTTTTCCCATATAGTTTAATAAATAGTTTATAAGAATTAATGTAACTATAAAGACAAGTCCAAATATTAAAAAACCCGGGAAATTAAAATTCTTATAAATATCGTTTGTAATCGGTTGTTTGGTGTTTGTAACGTCTATGTTTTCTTCTGAGTTTCCGGTTGGTTTACAAGATATATAAATATCATTATCTGAACCATTAAATAAATTTGGACCAATCGAATTAAAAAAAATATTGGCTCCTGTTGCGATATTTTCATTCGGTTTTATAACCGAATTTAAAATAGTTAAAATATCGGTTGATAATCCAATCGAGAATTCTCTATCAAACACAATATAATCATTACTATCGGTTGAATATGTATAAAACGGTTTTTTAGGAACGATATTTTGTAATGTATAATCTGTTAAAGTTATATTTACAGAATCACCGTTTTTAGGAGCACCTCTCGAAACTGCTGTTATAATGTCAGTTAATAATATACTTGATGCGGATGAACTCGTGCTTTGAATAATCGGAACACAGACAATCAACTCTTTACCTCCTAATATAGGGGTGTGATATATCATAATTTCAGATTCGGTTGTTGTTCCATTAAATAAATGGAAGGACGGAGCACAAATTTGGATTTGAGATACTTCGTATTTATTATTATTATAAGTTACGGGGGGTGTGCTTGACTTATCATACGATAAAATTATCATCGTGTTATTATTTGTAGCAGAACAACTGCTTGGTGTGTATTTAAAGGAATACGCACATTTTAAATCGCACTTACCGAATATATTTTCAGATGAAATATTAATTTGATTTTCAGTTGTTGTCATTAATATTATAACTATATATAAATAAATTTAACTAAATGTAAACCAACATTATTCGTTCAATAAATACCAATATCTATTGGTATTTATTTGTAAAGTATCCGATTTACACAAATATAAGGGTGTCAACACGCATAAATAATTAATAGACCATCTCTCCGAAATATTCTGTGTCAACACAAATTATTAAAAATATCCTATAGATTTCTTTTTATTTTTTGTGTCAACAGAAATTAAATAAAATACTACCCATCTCTCCGAAATATTCTGTGTCTACAACAATTATTAAAAATATCCTATAGATTTCTTTTTCTTTTTTGTGTCAACAGAAATTATTAAAAATACCGTATAGATTCCTTTTTCTTTTTTGTGTCTACAACAATTAAATAAAATACTATCCATCTCTCCGAAATATTCTGTGTCAACACAAATTATTTAAAATACCGTATAGATTTAATTATTATTTTGTGTCTACAACAATTATTTAAAATATCCAATAGATTTAATTATTCTTTTTGTGTCTACAATAATTAAATAAAATACTATCCATCTCTCCAAAATATTCTGTGTCAACACAAATTATTTAAAATACCGTATAGATTCCTTTTTCTTTTTTGTGTCAACAGAAATTAAATAAAATACTACCCATCTCTCCGAAATATTCTGTGTCTACAACAATTATTAAAAATATCCTATAGATTTAATTATTCTTTTTGTGTCTACAATAATTATTAAAAATACCGTATAGATTCCTTTTTCTTTTTTGTGTCTACAACAATTAAATAAAATACTACCCATCTCTCCGAAATATTCTGTGTCAACACAAATTAAATAAAATACTGTATAGATTTAATTATTAGTTTTGTGTCAAGACAAATTAAATAAAATATCCTATAGATTTCTTTTTTTTTGTGTCAACAACAATTAATAAATAAACTCCATAGATTCCTTTTTACTTTCTGTGTCTACAACAATTATTTAAAATATCCAATAGATTTAATTATTATTTTGTGTCAACAGAAATTAAATAAAATACTACCCATCTCTCCGAAATATTCTGTGTCAACACAAATTATTTAAAATACTATCCATCTCTCCAAAATATTCTGTGTCAACACAAATTATTAAAAATATCCTATAGATTTAATTATTATTTTGTGTCAACAGAAATTAATAAAAATATCCTATAGATTTAATTATTATTTTGTGTCTACAATAATTAAATAAATACTATCCATCTCCCCAAAATATTCTGTGTCAACACAAATATATAAATAGTTGTCACAAAATAAAGTATTATATAAAAGGGATATATTTAATAGTATCGCTATCGTATTTGGTAACTAAATATGCCTCGTTGTATCCTTCAACATAAACATGTTCTCCTCCAATTAATTCGTCACACCCGTATTCATTTGTGCAACTTCTATTTTTGTATAAAATGGGTAATTTTATGCTATTGTGTTTATCTGTCATTGTATAATATTGCCATTTACTTCTAGATACAAATAAAGGTCGACCCATTAATGGTAATATTCTATCCTTATCTTTGTTTATTTTAGGTGTTAAAATACCAACTTGTCTATATGTCGTGTCGACTGCTCCGACATTTGTCGACACATTAATCGGAATTCTGCGAGGAATAAAATACCTTTCATCGCTTAAAGGCGGCGTATACGGATTTAACAATACATCGTTATTATTATATGGGAAATTAGGAAACATACCTATTATTCCGGAATGGCGAACGGGTTTTCTTTCTTGGATTGTGTTATGAATTTCTATATTTTGGTTTTCACGTGTTTGCGTATAAATAAAATAACATATAAGTAATATTATAATTAAAATAAACACCAATGTTATATTTTCAATACATATTACACCAGGGGGACATTTCTTCATATTATAAGCATATATTTATTTTTTAACTGCCGATGCTGAGAACCCCTTTGCGATAGATGCTAAATTATTCATTGTTCCCTGGTCTATGTTTCCTAACATACCTTGAGCTTGAGATAATAACGGAGTTATACCTTCAATTAAAGGTGTCATTGATTTCATTGATTCGGCCAATTGAAGTTGTTGTTTCATTAATACTTGAGTATCATTCGTCAAGTTTTTAATTCCATCGCTTCCGATTAATTCATTTAATTGTGAATAGGCATCTTTAATAGTTGAAGCATAGTCAATCTTGCTTCCTTTTTTTGGTCGCCCGACTTCAAACCCTGCCTGTTTATTTTCGGGTGTCTCTTCTTCATCGGAAGACGCGATTGATGAATTAAGCACATGTTCAGAATTGTCGTGTTTCTTGTCTTTTAAGTGTGATTCACCAGTTTTTTTGTTTGGTTTATCAGTTGGTTGGTCGAACCCTTCTTTTTTATTAATATTTAAAGCAAATAAGTTGGTTAATAAAATAGCGGACCCGAATACAACAACCATATTTTTGCTAAAGTAAGACACAATTAAACCAAAAATGATAAAAAGCAACATTGCGTTTAAATTCCCAACCATTACATACCCCACAAAATTAGTAAATGCCAAGAATAAAACAAAGTATAGAACATATTTGTTTGTTAGAAATAAATTTACCGATGACGAAACTTTCATTATATATATAATTATTAAAAAAATTGAATGATAATTATATTTATGGAATTTAATTAAATAAGATTAAAATGACAAACAAATCCGGAAAATATCAACTAGTATTATCAGAAATTTATAACGAAACTATTCACGGGTTAAGTAATCATGAGGACTATGACATCAAAACTCACTATTTAATAATTGAAACTTTTGGTTATAGACGTATCTCTTATGACACGGACGATTCAAACGATGAACCTCATATTAATGGAATAACCCTAATTTTAAATGTAAATAAGATTGCGAGGTTGTATAATCGTCGGTATACGAGAATTAAAAGTTTAACTCACTCAATTATTCGAAATTACGCAAATATAATTGTTAAAAAAAATTATATTAAACCTGAAATTGCCGAATGTATATATTTAAAAAATAACGAATATGTTGCTATTTTAAAAACGTTTTGGATAAGATTAATCCAAAGAACATGGAAACGGGTTTTTATTGAAAGACACGCAGTCATTTTAAAACGTAAATCCCCGATTGCTTTAAAGTATAGACTTATTCACGGCAAATGGCCAAATAACTGTAATTATCTTCCATGTTTATATGGTATGCTAAAAATATAAAATTATTTATTTTCGCGCTTTATGACTTTTTCGACCGTGTTTTCGTTTATTTCCGCCTTTTTTATGATGTTTTCGAGTATGTTTTCGTTTACCTCCTCTGGTAATGGATGCGTTTCTTGATGATTTTTTATATTTATTTTTTCTAGATGAGGAACTCGTTGGATACCTATAACCTCCTCCCATTCTAACGTCTCCGAATCCGGTGTCGTTCTCGTTGTCTGGTCCTTCTTTTGTTTCTTTGAACTCATCTTCGTTAATTTCATTAGTCGGTTCTGATGAATAATTTATATAGTCTGGTTGTTTGTTATCTGATGTGTTTACTACGGTGGGTGGTGGAGGTGTGTTTAATTGGGTTTGAAAACCGACGTTTTCATCAAAACCTTGTTTACTTCTTTGAAGTTGACTTTGATTATTGGGTTCAATTGACTTATTCAGTCTTAGTAAATTTTGTAATAGGGTAGTGATTTTTGAAGGTTCTTGTCCTTTTAACGTGGAATCAATTACTTTGATTCTTGTTACGATTTCCTTAAGAGTTCCTTTTAATCCATTAATAATTTTATCATATTGTTGTTTTTCAACTGCCGAAACAAGTTTTGTTTCACGCTCATTTTTAGCTTCAGCTATCTGCTCGGTCAGTTTGTTTTTCTCTACAACTAAACCTTTTCTTTCAGATATTAGTTTTTTCGTAATATTTTCTATTTGACTAATAAGTGATTTTTGTTCCTGATAATTAGCGTCATCGCTAGCTAACGATCCTTCAATATCATTAAGAAGATTCTCTATTGTAGATATTCCCTCAAATACACTTTGTGTCGGTGTTTTGGAACTGCTAAACCTAAAATTATCAACAAATCTTTTTAGGGTATTCATTATAAATTATAATGAGATAATTATTTAATTGTAATTAAATAATCTAAATTTTGTTTAATATTATTCATTTCGTTCAATATTCTCTGTTGTTCTATTTTAGCATCCTTTATTTTATCTGCGGATAATTGTGTATTTAAAACCAAACTATTTATATGTGCGTTTATTTTTTCCATCGCGTTAATTTGTGCTTGTTTTTCTTGAACGATATAATTATAGTAATTAGTGTAATCGTCCTTGACACTTTCTAAAAATTCGTTTTCTTTTGCTAAAACTCCGATTTGTTTATATTTATTTAGTAAGTATTGTTCTTTTTCCTTAATTTGTTGTTCTATTTTATTAATGTAACCGTCTCTTTCTGTTAAAGTCATACGTATATTTATGGCGTCCATTATTAAATTAAACTATTATTATTTAATAAACATATTTAAAATCTATATTATATTATATATAATTTAGGATGTCTAAAAATATTATTGAACCTATACTAACCCCAGACGACAATCGTTTTGTAATGTTTCCAATACAACACGATGATATTTGGAAAATGTATAAAAAGCAGGTGGATTGTTTTTGGCGCACCGAAGAAATCGATTTAACAAAAGATTTAAAAGATTGGATGACGTTATCACCCGATGAGAAATATTACATTTCTATGATTTTGGCGTTTTTCGCAGCAAGCGATGGAATCGTATTGGAAAATCTAGCAACTCGTTTTATGAGTGATGTCCAGATTTCAGAAGCCCGCGCTTTTTATGGGTTCCAAATAGCAATGGAAAATATCCATAGTGAAACATATAGTTTGTTGATTGAGACATACATAAAAGATGTCGAAGAAAAGACAAAATTATTAAATGCGATTGAAAATTTCCCGTGTATAAAGAAAAAGGCGGACTGGTCCAAGAAATGGATTAATGATAACCGAAGTAATTTTTCTACAAGATTAGTTGCGTTTGCGTGTATTGAAGGTATATTTTTTTCGGGTGCTTTTTGTTCTATTTATTGGTTAAAGAAACGCGGATTAATGCCTGGTTTAACCTTTTCAAATGAATTAATTTCCCGAGATGAAGCATTACACACCGAATTTGCTATTTTACTTTACGGAAAACTAAAAAAGAAAATAAATAAGAATCGGTTATACGAAATAATAAAAGAAGCAGTAGATATCGAAATTGAGTTTATTTGTGAAGCATTACCTTGCCGGTTAATCGGCATGAATGCCGAATTAATGACCCAATATATTAAATATGTTGCTGACCGATTATGTCTACAATTAGGATATGACAAAATATATAATGTTTCAAACCCTTTTTCATTTATGGAATTAATTAGTTTAGAAAGTAAAGTGAACTTTTTTGAAAAACGAGTCAGCGATTATGCTCTAGCATCAAAAGACAAAGATTTGGATATTTTCGAGTTTAATGCGGATTTTTAAAGTTATGCTCTTAAAATAATTTAAAAACAAATACAATGATAAATTATAAATGATTACTTGTCAGGTATACGGGGGACTAGGTAATCAACTATTTCAAATTTTTGCTACGATATCATATGCTATTAAATATAAGATGAATTTTTTATTTTTGTATGAGTCCGTTCATCAAACAAAAACCCGTCCTGGTTATTGGGACACATTTTTAAAAAGATTAAAGGTTTTTACAACTAATAATTTACCTCCATTACAATTAAATATTAGAGAGAAAGGGTTTAATTATACAGATTTGTATATTCCTCAAGAATCATTAAATATTTGTTTAGATGGATATTTTCAAAGTTATAAATATTTTAAAGATAACGAACATATTATTTTTAAAGTTATTATGGTGGACCATATAAAAAACGAGATTCTTTCTCAAGAAGGAATTTCAAAAACTTATTTTGATAATTCGGCAAGTATTCACTTCCGTCTTGGAGATTATAAGAAATTGCCGGAGTATCACCCGATTATTCCTTACGAGTATTATTCAAAAAGTATTTCATTTTTAAAAACTGAAGGTAAACAAATGAATAAAATCTTTTATTTCTGTGAAAATGAGGACCATGACCATGTATTATGTGAAATAAATAAACTAAGAGCAGAATTTCCGGAAATTGTGTTTGTTCGTGAATTTGAAAGTTTAAGTGATTGGCAACAAATGTTAATAATGAGTTTATGTGAGAATAATATAATCGCGAATAGCACCTTTAGTTGGTGGGGTGCGTATTTTAATACAAATCCAGGTCGTCTGGTTTGTTATCCATCTGTTTGGTTTGGTCCAAGATTAGCGGGGCACAATACAACTGATTTGTTTCCTCCAACTTGGAATAAAATTATGTTATAGTTTATTTTCTCGAAACAAATAAGGTTTATTTAAATCAAGCATTAGTTTTATATAATTCGTATGTCTTTTTTCAATATCACTATATCCTTCTCGTTGGACGACTGTTAAAGGCGTAATTAAAAACCACTTATCTATTACTTGAAGGCGTTTCCAATACATATCTATTGCGTATAATTTATGTTTTGTGGTATCCTTTATGAATTGATTTATTCCGGTTTGAAAGTTTTCAATTAGTTTATCGAAATACGTATTTTTTACAAAATATCCTGTGGCACATTGACAATTAGTTATTCTTACATAATTATCATCTATTATTTGGTAAGGCGGAACATTATTTCCAGTTATTAAAACAACATCCCACTCTTTACAATTATTTAAAAATTTATTAAAATTTGTAATAAATAATTGCGGATTTAAAAAGGCGATATCGTCTTCAACAATTAAAACGTGTTCCCAATTTTGTTTTTTAGCATTTAATAAACATTTTAAATGACTCATACTACACCCAACAGCACCTGAAGCACATTTAATTGCGTTAAATCTTTCGGGGTTATTTATTCCTATTTTTTTTAATTCTTGAATTACTTGGTCTTTTCTATCTGGTCTTTCTTCTAAATTAATGTAATACGCGTGTTTTATTTGCGAAATATCCATATTATATTATCCCGACTATTTTATTTATATCATTATATAAATAAAGTAATTATGGTTTAAATTCAAGATCTAACATTAGATTTGTGTAATCTGTGTGGTGTTTTTCAATATTACTATATCCTGGTCGTTGAATGACTGTTAAAGGTGTAATTAAAAACCATTTATCCGTTACTTGAAGACGTTTCCAATACATATCTATTGCGAAGTTTTTACCTTCAGATGGATATTTTATGAATTCATTTATTCCGGTTTGAAAGTTTTCTATTAGTTTATCGAAATAAGTATTTTTTACAAAATATCCGGTGCAACATTGACAATTACGTATTTTTACATAACTATCTTCAATAACCGTATATTCTCCTATATTGTTTCCGGATAATAAAACAACATCCCATTCTTTACAATTATTTAAAAATTTATTAAATTGTGTAATAAATAACTCAGGATTTAAAAAAGTTATATCGTCTTCAACGATTAAAACGTGTTCCAAATTTAGCGATTTTGCCATTTCCAAGCATTTTAAATGACTTAAACTACACCCAACAGCGCCAAAAGAGCATTTAATTGCGTCAAACCGTTCTGGATTAGTTATTCCTATGTTTTTAAATTCTTGAATTACTTGGTCTTTTCTGTCTGGTCTTTCTTCTAAATTAATGTAATATGTATGTTTTATTTGTGAAATATCCATATTATAAATAATACCCAATTATTTAAATAACTTAAAAATGTAACTATATATTAATTAAATAATGAACGAACTTAATAATTCGGAGTATAAAATAGGTAAAGTGGGTCAATTGCTTAAACATCAGATAATTCATGAATCTGATGAATTATACGAATTTACGAATTGTTATTTGAACGATTCACAATGGAGTTACCTTTATGAAAAAGAAATAAAAAATAGAATTAATCAATTGTATGTATTAGTTATACCAATACATACAATAAAAAAATTACAAAAATTTATATGTACGTCAGATTTTGGAACTGAAACATATACAAATTTAATTCACAATAACACGAGTTTTATAGCAGGGTTTATTTATCTTAATAAATCACGAGTAAATTCAAATTATAAATTTATTGAAGTGGTTGACTCCAGAATTGGAAAATTAAATATTGTTCAATTTATGATTGAAAAATACGAACAAAAATATAAATATAAACTATTGCCGATTTATATTATAAATTCGGCAAGGAATTATTGGAAGAAGTATTTAACCAATAAATTTAATTTACATTCTGATGAAGAAATTAAAGAATTTATTTGTGAGATAAATAAAAACAACAAGTTTAATTTAAGTTGGGGTTATTTATTTAATTCATTATAAGAGTTACATATTTATTATATACTCAGCGCCAGAATACTCAACCCAATCCGATAACGTGAACCAGGCAAAATCATGAGGTAAATTAAAATCTTTAAACTGAAGTTGATAATCGAATATTATTTTGGTGTCAACATCCCATTTTCTATTTGTAAATAAAGAATCCATTGTATTTAAAAATTCAGTTTCTGTGTGAACCCCGCTGTTGTTTTTTCCGATTCCAGTATACCAAATTTTCATATTATTCATTAAAGTTATATTTATTTTTGGTTATTTTAACCCACCAAGTCCGATTTTAAAATTATTTAGAGTATGTGGTTTAATATATTTATTATTCATATATTGTGGTGGTTGTTGTTTAATATTTAATTCGATTCTTTCTTTTTGAGTAGGATAATATGGAATATTAGTCCAATCATCAGGTGTAACGACGGTTTTCCCTGTTTGAATTATTTTACTTGGATGAATAATTTGACGTGGTGGTTCTCTTAAATCATAATTATAATAATCCTCACTTTCATATGCCACCCCCGTTAAAAAATAACTAATATTAATAATATAAATTTGTGGGTTATTTACTGTAAATTCGTTGTCGGATTCATTAGAAGATTTTGTATCAATCGAATACATTAGTTTATTAATTGTGTTTATTCCTTCAACTCCATTATCGTTTTGTAACCTCCAAGGGTCCTTTTTACTAACGATTCTCGAAATACCATCAAATAATTGAAGTATTTCAGGACTTCCGATTGGATAAAAGTGTCTTCTATCAATTTTTAAATTATGAACTCCTGCCCTTTTTTGTAGACAATTATCCTCCATACCATATCCCCAATAATTAGGGAACCCGTTTATTTTTTCAAAATCGCTTCCCTTAATAACGACAATTCCTCCTAATGTAAATTTAAACCCATAATGGTGTTTTATTACCCCTTCAGAAGTATCATAATCAAATATTTTATTAAACGGCATCGTATCTACATCATTAAATATAAATGAAATATTTTTATAATCATTCGGGTATTTCCGTTTTATAGCTAAAAATCCTATATTTTTGGTTGCTCCTCGATTAAAACTTCTTTTGTCGGATTGATGCGAAAAATATATTTCATAGTCAGAAACATCTTCTAATAAATAAGACATATATTTACAGAAAAAAAACTTTTGTTGTTTTCTGTTTCTATATGGAACAATAAATACACGTTTTGGGATTATACTACTTTCTAACATTTATAAATTAATTGGATTTTAAAATTCTCATTTTTTAACTTGCGTATTTTTGTATAATTACGGCAGGTATTAATTTATCTTTAATTGTTTCTAGTTTTTTAAAACACTTATTTATTGTAACCTCGCTTATTTCGCTAATGTTTTTCACATCTTTTTTACTAATACTTAAATTACAATTTTGGGATATAAAATAAATTATTCCGGCAGCTATCGAATGAGGAGTATTTTCAGGCATTAAATCTAATTGTTCTATTTTTGTAGATATAAATTTACATACTTTTGTCAATTCAGTATTAATATTTAATTTACTACAAAACCTCTCAATAAAATCTTCGGGTTTTATTTTACAGAATAATGTCTTATCTTTGTTTACCACATCTTTTTCAATATTATTAATAATAGATACAGCATTTTTACATCCTTTTGTAGCACACGTTACATCCAATTTAAATATATCGGCAATTTCTTTTGCTGTTCTTGGATATTTATTTATTTTACAAGATATATAGATTGACGCTGCTAAAATACCGTCCCTATTATCACCCCTAAAGGTGGTTTCATATTCAGATATTTTTTTATGGTATCGTATCGCATCATCAATAATCATTTTAGGAACCCCGGCATTTTGTGCCATTGTCGTGATAACTTGGAAATCATCATATTGAGATTTTTCTTTATACGGCATTGATTGCCATTTGGTATATCTTCTTATTTTTCGCATTTCATATGACATCGGTCCATTAGATAAAACAGTACATCCATAGGATGATTCTTCGAGCAAAGGATTTATCGGCATTCCACACCTTGTTGGGTCGTTATGCTGATTATCGTCCGCACCGTAATATCTCCATTCCGCAGATTGGTCAACCATATCCTTATATATAATTCCGCAATTGTAATTAGTACACACCAAAAACCCTTCATCAGATAATGCTAGTTTATATTCACATCTTTCACAAATTTCTCTATTTCCGGATTTTCTATAAATACATTCTAATGATAAAGGTTTTTTATCAGTATTCACTTCGTTATCAAATATATTCCATAATTTAACCTTATTTATATTATTATGTCTTCTTTTTTTACTTTTATCGGTTGATGTCATATTATTATTTATCTTTCATTTTAATTATATATTTTAAATCAATTTTATTATATATATTATATATAAAATGGGTAATTCGATATCGTCCTCTTCAGTTCAGGATAATACCTTTGATACTATTATTGATTACATAGCAACTCATTATATTTTAACTATGGATTTTAAAAACTTAACTAAACTTTCCGAAAAAGCATATTGTGATAAACTAATTATTCTAACATCTTCAATTTTAGAAAGGTATTTAACAAAACAAGAAGTTGGATATCTCGAGCAAAGAACAAAAAATGGTATCGAAATTAACAATATGTCTAAAGATGGCGTGGTGTTTTTATCGAAGGACCAACTTGACGAATTAGATGTTAAAAACGATGCGAAAAAAACTCTTAAAAAAAAAAGAATGTGTATTGGTATTGCTAAATTTTATGTCATAATAGCACACATTTTTGCGGCAATTGTAATGACTATAAATCCGATTTATAGTTATTCAGACCAATATGGTAATAAGTTTGTCGCAAATTTATATAATAAAGATAAAATACCTGCCGGAACCATAAAAACTGTTTCTAATATAAACATTTGTAGTAATCGTCTTAATTCGCTTCAATCTGGGATGAATTCAGACAAAATATTAAAGGGTGAAATTCAGGTTGCTCCCAAAGTATGTAATATGAACCTAAACAATGATAATACTTTAAAATCGTTAAGGGATGAACCGGGTATTCCACAATTAAGAGAATTGTATAACGACGATAAATACGATTACTCAACCGGAAAATTTGTCGGTATGTCTGAGTCAACCAGTCGGGAATTTAAACGTGACCTTGAATTATTTTATAATGTATTTACCGGAAATGAAAAAATGCCTGAAGACATACAAGATTTTAGTGACATTAAATTAAAAGATTATTCTAAAATTCCTGCGTGTCAAAACGATAGTTTAAATAACAAATATACCGGGAAAAAAAACAACGAATTGTTTAAAAATTATGCTGAAAACATCAAAACAATGGTTAGACACGCAAATATAAAACAGGGAAAATTATTAGAAATAATAAACATTTTATTTACATTTGTAATTGACCCTCACACTAAAGAAAAAAAAGTTAGAATAAATCCAACATTAACAGAGACAATATTGGCTGAAACCGTAAAAAAAACTAGAACCTTAATTATTGATTTATACACAACGTGTGAAAAAGATTATGTTAAAGGCGTTAAATTATACGAAGCAATTGTTGACGACATCGGGTTTAAAACAGTTAGTAAGCAAAAAGAAGCGTTGGAAACCCAACGAATACAGTTAATAAATATGGATAATAACCGTCCTCCTGAAATCAATTACATAAATCAACAACCGGTTAACCGTCCTCCGGCAATCAATTACATAAATCAACAACCGGTTAATCGTCCTCCGGCAATCAATTACATAAATCAATCGCCTATTAATCGTCCTCCGGCAATCAATTATATAAATCAACAACCGGTTATCCGTCCTCCGGCAATCAATTACATAAATCAACAACCGGTTAACCGTCCTCCGGCAATCAATTACATAAATCAACAACCTAATTTAATTAAACCCCCCACAACTAATTATTTAACTCAATCATCAAGTAAACCCCTTGAATTTAAAGAAATAAATACTCCTATAAATTTAGTTGATTTAGAAAAACAACAAAAAATAAATCAATTAAACGCACAAGTATTAGTAAATCAAAGGAATGAGTTAAACAACAAAGCTGAAGCCCTCAGATTAAAAGAACAATTCGAACAAGATGAATTAAATAAGCAATTTAAATTAAACGAAGAAATAAATAAAGAATTAAATGTGAAAGACAAAGAAATAAATGCCGAAATTAAACAACTAAATTTAAATAATGGAGCAATCGCAAACTTAGCAGTAAACCCTAATAATAACGGTAAAAAACCTTTCAGTTTTAGAAATTTATTTAATCGGGCACCAGTTGATAAAAAAGACGAACCTTCTCTTAATAAAGATACCCCCTCTATAGATGCGATTCAACCAGAAATTCAACCAGCAACTCAACCATCAACTCAACCAGTAATAGATACAAATGTAGAAGTAAATAAAGAAAATGAAAATAACAAATCTACAGAAGAACCAGCAACTCAACCATCAACTCAACCAGTAATAGATACAAATGTAGAAGTAAATAAAGAAAATGAAAATAACAAATCTACAGAAGAACCAGCAACTCAACCAGAAATTCAACCAGCAACTCAACCAGTAATAGATACAAATGTAGAAGTAAATAAAGAAAATGAAAATAACAAATCTACAGAAGAATCAGAAAATCAACCAGAAAATCAACCAGCAACTCAACCAGCAACTCAACCAGTAATAGATATAAATGTAGAAGTAAATAAAGAAAATGAAAATAACACGTCTACAGAAGAATCGACAAATCAAGATACCGAACAAACAGAAGAAAATAAAACATATACATTTGAATATCATGATACGAAAAAAAATATTTATTACGTCGTTAAGAACAATAAGAGGTTTATTACACCAACTCGAACATTTGGAGATAATCCGAATGTTAAATTAATTGAGATAAATGACCCTAATGAGGAAACACATGTTGAATTCAACGAACAAATTGCCGGAGAACATCCATCTGCTATCGAAGGGGATACCAAAAACTACACCTATGAATATTTCGATGTTTTAAAAAATAAATACTATATTATTAAATTGAATAATGATGGTAAAACAATGGTCAAGGAAGAATACAATACACAAAGATACTTATATAATTCTAATGTAAAACTAGTTAAGGTTAATGAACAAAACGTGTTGTATTATTCATATTTTTTAGCAAATACATATGCATACATTGTGCGAACACCATACTTTACTGTTGTAAACGGAAAGGTGGAATATGATAGCATACCTTTTCACCTGGAATTAGGAGTTTCTATATTAGTAGACCAAGTATTTAATGAGTCACTAAGTAAATCGACTGTAAAGATACAAGATAAATATGGAGTTAAAAACATTCTAGCATATGAATATTACGATGTTATAAGGAACAAATACTATACAATTCAACTAAAGGAAAAGGATAAAATCGCGGAACAGGCACTTGATATTGTATATAATACGCTTGTCGCACCAAAAGAAGAGTATTTTATGAAATTTACTGACAACAGAGTATATGGAAGTAATCCATATGTTCAACTAGTTTATGTAAACGAACCAGATACAGAGTATTATTCTACATTTAGAGACATGAACCGCAATTTTACTCCGTATTATACCGTTGATTATGACAAGATTAATTATGTTTTAGATTTTGATTCCTATCCTACAAATAAGTACGGACAAGTTATATGGATAGATAGACCGTTTACATTACAATTACCTGATGGAAATTCAGAATATAGTGATCAACTCGCACAACTAAATACAGAAAATCAAGATACCGAACAAACAGAAGAATCGACAAATCAAGATACCGAACAAACACAAGAACCGACGAATCAAAATACCGAACAAACAGAAGAAAATAAAACATATACGTTTGAATATCATGATACGGAAAATGATATTTATTACGTCGTTAAGAACAATAAGAAGTTTATTACACCAACTCGAACATTTGGATATAATCCGAATGTTAAATTAATTGAGATAAATGATCCTGATGAGGAATCAGATATAGATGTTGAATTCAACGAACAACTTGCCGGAGAACATCCATCTGCTATCGATGGGGATACCAAAAACTACACCTATGAATATTTCGATGTTTTAAAAAATAAATACTATATTATTAAATTGAATGATGACGGTAAAACAATGGTTAAGGATGAATACGATACACCAACATACACAAATAATTCTAATGTAAAACTAGTTAGGGTTAATGATCCAAACGTGTTGTATTATTCACATTTTTTAGCAAAGAACCCTACAGTTTTTGACGATCAAACACCATACTTTACGGTTGTAAATGGACGCGTCGCATATTATAAAACCCCTCCTGATAACAACAAATTCGGGGTTCCTATATTGGTGGACCAAGTATTTAATGAGTCACTAAGTGAATCGAATGTAGACATAAAAGATAAATATGGATTTAAAAACATTGAAGCATATGAATATTACGATGTTATATTTCAAAAATACTATACAATTCAACAAAAGAATAAAAACACGGAACAGTCTTATGAATATTTATATAATATGTTTTTAGCATCAAGCGACAAACATTATCGGGAGATTACTGACAACAGAGTATATGGAAGTAATCCATTAGTTCAACTAGTTTATGTAAACGAACCGGATACAGAGTATTATTCTACATTTAGAATGCGACGCAAGAAACATGACGACAAGATTGACACTATTATGTCGTATTATACTGTTAATTATACAAGTGATGGTAATCCACCCAATGGTGAAACTGGTAATTTAGTCTTTACTGAATTTCCTAAAAATGAGAATGGACAAGTTATATGGATAGATAAACCTTTTAAGTTATCCTATGGAAATTCAGAATATAGTAAACAATCAGGCGGAAAACCCAAAAAAAATAAATATACAAAAAAATCAAAAAAATCAACAATTAAAAAACGTGGAAATAAAAAGAAACAAGGTCGAAAAACTTATAAAAAACGTGGAAATAAAAATACACGAAAACAGTAATATAAAAATATAATATATTTACAAAAATATATTATAATTCGCGGCAGTATTATTTAAGAACGTCCTCCTACAGCAGCAGAACGACTTGCGGCAGCAGATGCCATTCGTGCGGCGGAGGCGGCGCGTGAAGCAGCAGCAGATGCTGACCTAGCAGCAGATGCGGAACGAGAAGCAGATGCGGAACGAGAAGCAGATGCGGCGCGTGATGCGGCTTTAGAGGCACTACGAGCAGCAGATGCGGCACGTGAAGCAGCTTTTGACGCATTTCGCGCTGCCATTCTTTTTGCGGTTTTATTGCGTTTTCCTAAATTACGTCTGGATGCCATTTGTATATATATATTAATTATAAAAAAAAATTCCTAAACTTTGATAATTAAATTTAAGCCATTGAGCGAGACATTGCGGCAGCTAAATTTGCGGCAGCAGAACGTCCTCTAGCAGCAGAACGTCCTCTTGAAGCAGAGCGTCCTCTAGCAGCAGAGCGTCCTCTTGAAGCAGAGCGTCCTCTTGCGGCAGAACGACCTCTTGCGGCAGAACGACCTCTTGCGGCAGAACGACCTCTTGCGGCAGAGCGATTTCCTTTACGACGATAAACTTTTCTAGTAGCCATTGTATATAATATATAGTTATAAAATATTATTTCTAAATATATAAAATTTAAAAATTACCAAATAGTATTTGTTGAATGCCAATACATTTTATCTCCTTTTTTTATATTATAAATAGTCCTAAATATTTCCATTCTAGATAATGGAACATTAGTTCTATATTTATCTAAAGGATGTGGATTTGTTTTTAGTTGAGCCTCTAAAGCCTTTTTATTAATTTTTTGTCTTTGTTGATACGCGAAATAAACGAAAAATGCTTGATATGATAACGCACGTATAGGAATAATATCTGAATTTTTATCTTGCCAGTCTCTTAAATATTCTCTACAAATAGCTAATCCAGATATATCTGCTAAATCTTCGCCGACACTTGGTAACGCATCAAATTTAATGCCATCATATTTCGCAAACGTCTCGTATTGTGTAACAACATCATCTTGTATTTTTTGAAAATGCTGTTTATCCTTATCAGTCCACCAATCATGTAATTTTCCCTCGTGGTCGTATTTACTTCCGAAATCATCTAATGAATGCGACATTTCGTGTGCCAACGTAAACCCTAAGTGTGCTAAATTGTATTCAATACCTCTTTCATCTAAATCTAAAAAGGGTTTTTGGATATATCCAAGAGGAATATAAATTGCGTTCTCAGATGGAGTATATGACGCATTAACAACGTATGCCTGAGACCCAATAAATTTAGGTGGCGTGAGAGACCAATCTATAAGTGGTATATCAATAATAGGTTTTCCATCTAATTTAACTCTTTGTTCGTTTCTCCAGTTTGATATTTTCAAATAATTTCCCCACCCATCGTTATCGGTATAATTTAATAAAGGGTCTTCTCTTAATAATTTTGGAGACCCGATAATTAATTTAAAATGCTTAAATTTTAATAAAGCATACTCTTTTGTTTTTGGTTGTAACCATTTATTTCTTTTAACAATTCTTGTAAAAACTGTTTTTAAATCGGCCGCCATCGTTTTTAAATAATCTACATACTGTTTATTTTCATATCGAGTAATATATTCATTTGTTAAAAAAGTATTAAACGCATACCCTAATCCAAAAACTGGTCCAAGGTCGTCATAAACCGCGGCAGTTTGTCCATTTACGAATTTTCCGTTGAATTCAAAATATACGCGATACCCATCCTGGTTTTGTCTGACTAATTCTCTAATATAAATATAAATCCAGTATGTTCTCCATTTTTCAGTATCCCAATTTTTTTTTAATAGTTGTGTACAACAATCTAAGTAATTTAAATCTCCAGATATAAAAAAATCAGGAGTTTTTTCAAATCCGATATATTTACTTAATTGTGCCCAATCAAATCCATACTCATCCATTGCTATTTTGGTAGTTACAATATTATAATAATTTGGGTCATTTATTCTTCCAACACATTCGAATAATTGGTTGAGTTCAACTTCTACATCATAAATATCTTTAACATTAAACCCGTGGTTTTTTCCAAATACAAATTTAAATAAATTATTCAAGTATTTAAAAAATTGTCTTTTGTAATTTGCTTTATATGCTAGGTCTGTTCCGTCATCATAATATAAATTAATATCAATCAAGGTAAGTTTTCCGGGGTCAATATAACATCTATAAATCTTAGGGTTTTTATTATCTGGGAACACATTAAAATTAAACGGAAGTCCCCACGATATAATTTCGTTTTTGTTCATGACACCTAATAATTTCCACAAATTGTTGTTATCCTTTCTCAACTCATCAATCATATTTAATGTTTCATTTGCGTATTGTTTTACTTGAGTTAACGACGACCCTTTTAATTGAGATTTATAGAAATTTCCTATTTCTCTGGATAGTTTTGTATCGTTATTTCGTGTATATTCTTTAACTATTTCAAGTAATTCGCGGTATACTTTATACTGAACTAATCTAAAAGAGTCTAATTGTGTAATATATTCTTGACTTTTATTAAGTTTAGCATCTTTAATCCATCTATAATTTATATATGAGTAAAAATCATTATTTGGCGTTATTTTAGATGGAGTGAAAGGAATCTTAAACAATTTATTGATTTCCTTATTTATAGTTATGTCTACAGGTTTTATTTTATCTTCAAATGTGTTAAATACGTTAGAGTATGTTTTACATATTTCTTGTCTTTGGTCATTTGTTAATTTTGGAAGAATTCGAACCTTTTTTGTTTTATTGTTTTTAGGTTTTTTATTATGTCTTGTGTTATTTGTCATATATTAAATGTGTTATTTTATTTTATATTCATAATTATTTAATAGTTCGTCATTATATACTAATTTTCCAGATGGTTTATATGATGTAATCGGTGTATAATTTTTTTGTTGAACTGGTTGTTTTTGATTTATATTAGTTTCTTTAATATTAAACAGTTGTTGATTAGTATCATTGTGGTTATATTCTGATTTAGAGGTGGATTCATCGATTTTTTCCCCATATTCATTAACGACAATTCCGGTTTTATTTTTTATTTCGTCACGAACATATGAAGGAACCCAATGTTTCCAAGAAATAAAAAGGGTATTTGGATGCGTATAATTAACGTTAAACCCGTTTTTTTTTAGTTTGTCTAATAAGTATGCGATACATGAAGCATTATCATATCTTGGAACCCCAATAATAATTTCAGGAACAACAAACCAACAAAACTGTTCGTTTATATTTTGTCTCGACGTGGTTTTTATTCTTACGTGGACACGATTTAATATTTTATTAAATAATGTTAATTTACCGAGGTCATGATTCTTTTTTTTTTCATAAAGGTCATCTATATTTAATTTATCCGAAAAATCTTCTGTATTTTCAAGAGTAAATATATCCGACATTTACACAAACAATAGAAAAAAATATATATAAATAAATGTAAATAATTATTTATATATGGTGGAAAATACAATCAAACATTTAGTTATTTCTGGTGGAGGTCCGACAATAATACAGACATTAGGAGCAATACAATATTTATTTGAAAAGAACTTTATAAATATTGATAATATACAATCTATATATGGAACTTCGGCAGGCGCCCTTCTTGGAACCATATTATGTTTAAGACTTGAATGGGACGATATTACAGATTATATTATTAAGCGTCCATGGAACGAAGTATTTCCGATTAATGTAAAAAGTATATTTGATTCGTATACTAAAAAAGGTATTTTTGATATAAAACTAATTGAAAAATGTATTAAACCTCTGTTTGACGCTAAAGATATATCCGTTAATGTTACCCTAGAGGAATTTTACCAAATTACAAACATAGACTTACATTTTTATACATTTGAAATAAATAATTTTGAATTGGTAGACATATCTTTTAAAAGTCATCCATCGTTGTCTTTACTAACTTCTTTACAAATGTCTTGTGCGTTTCCTATCATAATTTCGCCGGTTTTTTTAGAAGATAAATGTTATATTGACGGTGGGATTACGTGTAATTATCCATTAAGTAAATGTATTGAAACAAACCCAAATATAAATGAAATACTCGGTTTTAAAAATCAATACGATAATTATGGACAAAATAATGTTGACATTAACTCGACGTTGTTGGATTTTATCATTAATTTTGTATGTAAACTTATTTATAATTACGATACATATTTAGAACAACCACCCATACAAAATGAAATTATATGTAATTGTAAATTGTTGAGTATTTCCCAGTTATCAATAGTTTTAAAATCTGTTGACACAAGAAAGGAATTATTGGAGAATGGTAGACAAATATCTAAATTATTTTTAGAGAACCGTATTTAAAAATTCTTCTAAAGTGGCCTTTGATGGTTTTGCGTCATATTCGATAATTTGTCCGTTTTTCAATAATTTAATGGTGGGATAACCTTCAATTTTATATTTATTAATAATCTTTTCAATTTCTGGGTTTTCATTTGTGCAATCTATATCTTTAAATATAATTGTGTACCCATTAACTGTTTTATTTTCGTATTCTTTTTTTAAATCATCCCAAATTGGTTTTGCTTTTTTACAATGAGGACACCAATCAACCGAAAATAACATAAGTTCTGCTTGAGATGTGTTATTGTTGTTATTATCGGTATTGTTTTCTAAATTATATTTAAAGTTATGTTTGAATTTTGAAACGTAAAAATAAATAGAAACAGAAATAAATATTATAATTATTGCGACCATAAAAATGGTTGAAGTATTAATTCTACTTGTATACCCTTTTACTTTTTTCGTAAATTCCGCATACATATTATATATTCTTATTGAGAATAAATAACAAAATGATTAACGAATATAATATAAATATAAATATTAATACTTATATTATGTTGTTTAGAAATATAGATGGCAAGATTATTGAAATAAAAAAATACAACTTTGTGAATGATTATATTTATTATACGAAAATAATGGAAATGAAAAAACCTTTTTCTAAAGTAATAAAAACACAAAATAACTTAAATTATTCCAATATGATTATAGACAATCACCTTAAACCCGACAAAGTTATTATCTAACTATTTATTATGAATAAAACCAGGAAAAAAATATATACTAATGATGATTATAATAGTGGAGATGGAATGTTGACAAGTGTATGGGGACCAAGTTTGTGGCATTATTTACACATTATGAGTTTTAATTATCCAAATAAACCTACTGAAAATAATAAAAAGCATTATCGCGATTTTGTAATTAATCTTAAAAATGTGATTCCGTGTGTTTTTTGTAGAGAAAATTTAAAAACTAATTTTAAGGTCTTGCCTATAACTATGGCAACTATGAAAAATCGAGAAACCTTCTCTCGTTATATATACAATTTACACGAATTAATTAATAAAATGTTAAATAAAAAAAATAATTTAACTTATGAAGATGTTAGAGAAAGATACGAACACTTTAGGTCTAGATGCGTTACTAGCAAACCATCCATATTAAAAAAAACGATTAAAAAGAGCGTAAAAAAGGAAAAGGGATGTACGGAACCTCTTTATGGAAAAAAATCAAAATGTATTATTAAAATTGTCCCGATTGATGACAAAGGATTAACGTTTCAAATGGATAATAAATGTATTAAAACCCGAGAATAATATTACATTCCAAAACTAGAAAAACTATTTAAAATCGGTTTAGGTAAAAATTCGTTATTTACAGCGTTATAATTTGGCACTTTTTTACATTCAAAACTTGGTTCAGGACAACGAGCACACGCAGGACACGCCTCGCACGGTTTATTTTTATAAATAACTACTGGGTTACACGCAGGACAAACTGGTGGGACTACTTGTGATTTTAATATATATAAATCTTCTTGTCCTGGAAGTATTTGATTCTTCGGCACACCTTTAGGCAAAGAATTGTAATAATTGAAACACTGAGAATTGTTTTGTTGATTTGATGGTTGTTGTGGTGGATATGGATAATTTGAGTAAGTAGTGTTTGTATTTGTATTTTGTGGTGGTGTAGGATTATATGGTGGTGTAGGATTATATGGTGGTGTAGGATTATATGGTGGTGTTGTAGGGTCAGTTGAGGGTGTTGTTGGATTAGTGGAGGGTGTTGTAGGGTCAGTTGAGGGTGTTGTAGGATTATTTGGGGGTGGTGGTGGATTATTAGTTGTTTCAGTTGATGTCATACCTTCGATATTATTTCCTAAAAAAGGAACTACAAATATTCCTAATATCAATAAAAGTATTAATAGTTTACGAAGCATTTTATATAATTTATACAGTGAAAAAATTATATTATAATGTAAAACCAAATAAATAGTTTAGAACAATTAACTATTATGGAATTAATTACTGAGAACTCACGTAAAAAAAAAATAACACGTGAACCTTTAAAACAATATTATGATGAAAATCCAGATTTATTTGAGATTGGGGTTGATGAAGTAGGTCGAGGACCTTTATTCGGTAGAGTTTATACAGCAGCGGTTATTTTACCTAAAGATAACAGTTTTAACCATTCGTTGATGAAAGATAGCAAGCGGTTTACATCTACGAAAAAAATAGAAGAAGCTGCTAAGTATATTAAAGAAAATGCGATAGGTTGGTATGTAACTTTTGAAGATGAAACCGTAATCGACGAAATAAATATTTTACAAGCAACACAAACATCAATGAGAAACTCAATATTAAAATTAAAAGAATATGTTACGCAACCATTCACAGAAGAAGAAAAAAACGAACTTAAATTTCAACTATTAGTTGACGGGAACTACTTTAATCCAATATCTACCTTTAATAAAAAACGGAATATGATAGATGTAATTCCACACGTATGTATTGAGGGTGGAGATAATAAATATAGTTCTATTGCGGCAGCTTCTATCTTGGCAAAAGTATCAAGAGATAAATATATTTCGGATTTATGTTCTGAAAATCCGGAATTAATCGAAAATTACGGAATAAATAGTAATAAGGGATATGGTTCAAAACAACATATTGATGGAATTAATAAACACGGAATAACCAAATGGCATAGAAAAAGTTTTGGAATTTGTAAAAAATATGCTTAAATTATTCAGAATGTTTTATCTTTTATAAAAAAATGAAATGAATTATTTTTATTTGCCTATATACAATTATACTTAAATAACACACAACATGACAAAATTTATGATATTTGACACCGAAACATCAGGATTACCTGATGGCGTATCAGTTGTAGAAAATAATAATGTACACTTATGGCCTTACATAGTCCAGTTAAGTTATATTATTTATGAATCTAAAAGTAATGAAATTATAAAACAAGAGAATACAATAATAAAAATTCCAAACAACATTATTATTCCTGATAATGTTGTTTCAATTCACGGAATCACAAATGAAATATCTAGAAACATCGGAAAAAATATAGTTCCATATTTACTTAATTTTATTAAAGATTATAACAATTCTGATATAATTATAGGACATAATATTTTATTTGATATTAATATGATACGTGTCGAATTATTAAGACACGTATTATATGACGAGTTTAATAAATTAAAAGAACCCAAAAAATTTTATTGTACCATGAAAAATACAATAAAATTATGTAATTTAAAAAGAGTTAATAAAGGAGGCATCCAATATGCTAAATACCCGAAACTAATAGAACTACACAAACATTTATTTAATGTCGAACCTATGGGATTACACGACTCATATATTGATATATTAATTTGTTTTAGATGCTATTATATGATACATTTTAATGAAGATGTATGCGATAAAAATAAAACTATACAAACCATACTTTATAAATTATTATGCTGAACACATTTCACAAATATCATTTTCCATATTATTATTTGATGTATTCTTTTCAGGTTCTATTGAAAATTGTTGTGCTTGATGTTTTGCTTTCCGTCTTAAATAATAAATACCTGTTTTTAACCCTTTTTTCCACGAATAAAAATGCATTGATGTTAGAGAGTTATAGGTTGGTTCTTCAACCCATAAATTAAGACTTTGACTTTGACACACAAACGCGCCTCTATCTGCTGACATATCAATTACATGTTTCATTGGTATTTCCCAAACAATCTTATATTTATTTCTAATATTTTCAGGAATCATATCTAAATGTTGAATACTTCCTTTATTCGCAATAATATTATTTTTTAATTGTTCATTCCATAATCCAAGATGAATGAGTTCTTTCATTAAAAACCGGTTCGCAACTATAAATTCTCCTGCTAACGTGCTTCTACTATAAATATTACTAGTTAATGGTTCAAAACATTCATTATATCCTAAAATTTGGGATGTGCTTGCTGTCGGCATAGGTGCCACAAGTAATGAGTTGCGTAATCCATATTTTTTAATAGAATCCTTTAATTTGTCCCAATCATATCCCGATGGTTTAACATTCCACATATCAAATTGGAGTATACCTTTAGACGCAGGAGACCCTTCGAATGAACTATATGCTCCACAATGGTCATCTGTTAATTTGTATATTTCACAATTTAAAACCAATGTATCTGATAATTTATCCATTGTTATATGTTTTAAATCATTTATAGGGTTAGTTTTGAATGATACAAAATCTGGTGAATCTTCGAAATTGACTGTTTTTATTATGTTGTATCGTTCAATAGCAATTTCATTACTTTTTTCTAAAGAAGCGTGATAAATTGTTTCGAAAATTAAGGTATTAATTTGTTTTGCTTCTTCACTATAAAACGCAATATCCATCATAATAAATGTATCTGCTAACCCTTGAACGCCAATACCTATAGGACGATGTAATAAATTACTTCTTCTAGTTTTTTCGGTAGGATAAAAATTAATGTCTATTATTTTATTTAAATTATTTGTAACTATTTTAGTTACTTCGTGTAATTTTTCGTAATCAAACGTTTTGGTTAATTCATTCACAAATGCCGGCAACGCAATACTCGCAAGATTACATACAGCAGTTTCTGTAGGGTCTGAATACTGAATAATTTCGGTGCATAAATTACTCGACTTAATAGTTCCGATATTTTGTTGGTTGCTTTTCATATTTGCGGAATCTTTATATAATATATACGGAGTTCCGGTTTCCATTTGTGCGTCTAATATTTTAAACCATAATTCACGAGCATTAATCGTTTTTCTAGATTTTCCGTCTGCTTCGTATTTTTCATATAATTCTTTAAATTTTTCTCCATAAACATCGGATAATCCGACACATTCATGCGGGCAAAAATAACACCATTTCTGGTTATTTTTTACCCGTTCCATAAATAGGTCAGGTATCCATAAAGCATAGAATAAATCACGCGCTTTTAACTCTTCATCTCCATGATTCTTTTTTAATTCCAAAAATTCTTCAATATCTGCGTGCCAAGGTTCAATATAAACCGCAAAACTTCCATTACGTTTTCCTGATTGATTAACATATCTTGCTGTGCTATTATATACTCTTAACATTGGAACGATTCCGTCTGTTTTACCATTAGTCCCACTTATATGAGAATCTTTCGCACGAACGTTGTGAATATGAAGACCAATTCCTCCCGAATATTTTGAAATTTGAGCACAATCGGATAAAGTTTTATAAATTCCTTCAATACTATCATCCTCCATAGCAAGTAAATAACAAGAACTTAATTGTTGTCTTGGAGTTCCGGCATTAAATAGTGTTGGTGTAGCATGTGTGAAATATTTCTGAGACATTAAATCATACGTTTCTTTTATATTTTTTAAATTAGTTCCGTGTATTCCGATGGATACTCTCAACCACATATATTGGGGTCTTTCAATAATTTTATTATCAACTTTTAAAAGATAAGAACGTTCCAACGTTTTAAAACCAAAAAAATCGATTAAATAGTCTCTTTCATGAATTATTAAATTATCAAAAAAATTTTTATTTTCAGAAACAATATTCCATACTTCTTCCGAAATGATTGGTGATTTTTTTCCATTATAATTGACAAAATTATACAATTTTTCCATAGATTTAGAAAAGGACGGTTCCGTATTTTTTTGATGATTTGATACAACTATACGTCCTGCTAAAAGTCCATAGTCTGGATGTTGTGTCGACAAAGACGCACATTGTTCGGCAGTTAATTCATCTATTTTAGTTGTATTAATTTTATCGTATAATTGGTCGATTACTTTTATAACTAATGCGGAATAATTTATTTGAATATTTGCCTCTTGTCCAAGTTTTTTTACACGATTTAAAATTTTATCAAACGCAATATCTTCTAACTCGCCATTTCTTTTAGTTACACGCATATCTGACATATTCTTGTTATCAGTATATATGGTTATTATTTTATATTATTTTTATATATTATATTTTATTTGAAACAGTGTAATTGTTTATTTTTAACACATTATATATATATGAAATATATTGTTGTCTTATTATTAATAATATCAATAAGTATTTTAATTATTGTCTACAATAAAAATGTTGAAAACTACGATAATTTTAATTTAGGGAGTCGCGGAAATTATCCTGCGTCTGTTAACGAGGTTCTTTTAGAAGATAGTTTTCCAATTAAAAATAAGATTGAACTATCTAATATGAATGAAAGTAAAATGTGGTGGCATTATCCTATTTTTAAAGTTGGGTCATATACACAAATTAATAATAATTTAAAATATCCAAACAATCCAGATACAGGTTCGTGTATGCCTTCCGATTTTTGCGGTTCAATATATAAAGAACAACAATTACACTCAAATATTTCGAGGGTTTTGCCTCCTGTAAATTCTTCAGGAGGTATTCGTGTAAATTATTATAACGCAGAATAATTAGATTGGGAATCTTCAAGCGTTTCCGTTATTATTTTATATTGGATTATTTCAACCTTACCCGTATCTTTATTTATAGATAATAAACAATTGGTATCTATTTCTTCTTTTTTTTGTTTTCTTGTTGGTGCTCTATGTTCGTATCCGCTGATTCTTTCATTGATTATAGTATTCCATAATTTTTGGATTTCTGAAATATTACTTTTAAACCACATATTATTCCTCAACACTAAAACACAACTATATTTTTCTAATTTCCAATGAATATTTTTAATCCATTCCATATCTGAATAAATAGACATTTGTTCTGCTTCCCATATGTCAAACTCGGATTTATCCATATGTAATGGTTTATAGATATATACAGGAACCCCATTATTTTTAGAAAAATACATTATAATTCCTTTTGTTTCTCCTATTTTGGATTTTAAAAAATCATTTCCATCATTCATAAAATCGGTTTCATTTTCATACTCAACAAATTTTGTTTCTAAAAAATCACACTCATCTAAATTACAAATTTCTAACTGAAGTTGCATTTGTATCCAATACTCTTTTTTAGGAACTCCATCAATTACACGATTAACAATATTTTTAACTTCAAGCATACGTCCGTATCTCGGTGAATCAATCTTAACATTAATACCATCAGGCGATGCTCCCAGAAAATCATAATTGGCGTGTTTTATACAACCAAACTCCTTTATTTCTGTATTATATTTATCTTCGTAAACCATCACTGATAATGGTTCATATTTTTGTCCCCAATGAAGGGTTGAATTTACATTTACTTCTTTATCGGGTATATTTGCTATAATTGGTATTGGTTGACATTTCTCATAAATTAATTGATTTTGACTACATATACTATCAAAAATTTTATGTGCGTTACTTGCTGTAATTAAGTTGTGTCTAAACGTATACCATTCTGGTGACCTTTGGACGTGTTGTGGTTGATTTAAAAGGTGTTGTATTTTATCCGAAACAACCGTAATATTCGGTGTAGTTATTATTATACTACTATCAAAAGAACGCCTTGGAAAAATAGAAGAATAAAATATTTCGAATGCTTCGTCGATATAATTATATAATTCTTCTTCATATAACGCATTTAATAAAATTTGTTCTTCAAATTGTGTTAAACATAATCCCCGAATTTCATTAACACATATAGAATGAAATTCGGGGTCAGAAATTAATGTTGGGTTTTCATTGACATACTCATAAATTTGTTCAAGAGTTGTTTCAATAAAATCTGTCAACATATCGTCATCCATTATTAATGGGTCATCTTCTAAAGCTACTATACTATCAAAAATATTTTCAAGGGTTTCCAAATCGTTAAGATACATGTTATATTAATTAACACTTTGTTTTTAATTTACTTTTATATATTCTGTAAAACATCCCCGATAACAATATTGTGTTTATCCTTTATCGTCCCAGTTGTTTTTTTTGGAGGCAAACTTTTTAAAGTTGATATCCTTTTATCCATGCATTTTAAAGTAAAATGCTTATGTTGCTTATTATATATAAGTGCCGGTATCTCTTTAATAATTCCGGTATTTTTATCATAAATAACATCCTTTACTTTTTGTAGTTTTTTTCTCTCCAAACAATCCTTAAAAAAAGTAATTAAATGACTTTCTTCTTCGTCATTTAAATTATTAGTTTCTTTATATGTTTTCACATAACATGCCAATTTTTTCATTTTAATTGTATTATCCAATTTACACCACGGACCGTTGACATTAAGTTGTTGTTCGGTTTCTAAAAATTTCTCCAAAAAAGAAATATCATTAGTTGTTAGTTTTGTTTCCTTTTTTGGTGTTCTATTTAACAACATAGTTTTATATTTGATATTTTTTAATTCGTGACACTCTTCATTAATTGTGTTTTCCATTATATTATATTATATAAAGAGTTAAGTTTAACCCGTTTTAAAACATATAGTTATATTTTAATATTTATATTGATTTATAATATTATCATTAAAATATGGAAGTCCCAGAAGATACCGCGATTATAGTAGATAATACATATGTAGATGATACAGATAAAAAAATAAACATAATCGGAACTAGTTCGCGTTATCAAATAAAAAAGGCAACTTATAAGTTAGAACACAATAAAGAACGCACCGATATAAAAAAAATAAATTTTCCAGATGAATATTTTATTTACGAAACCCAACTGACTATTTTACAAAATATTTACGATGATTTACCAACGATTAATTTAAATAACACTAATGTTGTTAAACAAATAGAAAGAAAAATATACGGTTATAAACACCAGGATATTGATAAAAAACAAATCGATGAAACTAAATTAATTAGTTTAAAATTAATTGTTCACAAATTAATCGAATGTAATCTGACATGCTACTATTGTTTTTGTAAAATGATGCTATTATATAAACTTGTTAGAGAACCTAAACAATGGACATTGGATAGAATCGATAATGAATACGGACATAGTGTTGACAATATTGTTATATCTTGTTTAGAATGTAATTTAAAACGAAGACGAACAAACCAAAATAAATTCGTATTTACAAAACAACTGAAAATTACTAGAATAGAAACAGAATAAATAAGTTATTCAATCAGAATTATTATAAATTATTATAATAATGGATTATTATGAATGGAAATGGACTAAAGGTGAACCGTATGATAAGTCTCTCAGACAATGTAACTCTGACGCATCGATTTTAGAAAATAATGAATATATTAATAATGTCGAGAAGTCAGCATATTCAGCATCATTAAACCACGATGAAAACACTTGGGATGTTTTAAATAATGGTAGATTTACAAATAAAAAAGAATTTACAGAACAAAAATTGTCAGAACGTCAATCCATATGTCAGTCAAATCTAAATCCATATATGTGTAATAATAATTACGTGGATGATGTTGTAAATAGAGACGCATTTTTAAAACCAGTGTCAACCTTTATTGAAAAAGAGAAATAATATTCATTAAATAAATAAGTATTTAAACAAACACGAATTATTAATACAACCATATTATGCTAAAACCTGTAAATTATATAACACAAAACAATTTATTATTAAATAATTTAATTGATTTTTACAAAAACGAAGATGCCTTAAATAAAATGTTAAATATTATTACTGGAGAAAATAAAATATCTTTAAGGATTGTCGATTGGTTCTCAACAAATTACGCAAAAAAATATTACACTATTTATTCAATTAATAACGATATTTCTAAAAGATTTAAGGTTTATGTTGACTACAAATTAAAATTGAAGGCTTATTCAAAACGACGATTTGACCCTTTTTGTAGATGGGATAGAATAAGTATTCCATATAAAAATAATACCAGTATTGAAACTACTATCGGACAATTAAATTTTTTCAAATGGGCAATCGAAAACAAAGTTATCGAATATATAGAACAAAACTACGATGATATTGAAACAGATATGAATTGCCGTAATAGCACATCTAGAAGAAAAGATATTGTAGACAATTCAAAAACCCGTAAAAAAAGAGAGGAATTGTCAATTTCAGCTACTAAAAGTATTAAAAAGGAAAAGGTCGAAATTGTCGTCCAATTTAATTAGTTAATTTTATATAAATATAAATATAAATATAAAATTAATAAAATATCAATGGGTAATACTCAATCAATAAATAAAACGAATTTTGAAGATATTCAGCAATTATTGTCAACAAAACCAGGACAATATTTGTTAATTAATACTTTAAAAATTGAGGAACAATATTGTTTAATACCAAATACAATACCATACGATAAGGAAGAAACCATTATTAACGAACACATTAAAAAATATAATAAGGATACCAAAATTATTATTTACGGAAAAAATTGTAACGATGACACAACAATACAAAAATATAAACAATTATATTTACTCGGGTTTTACAATATATACATTTATACAGGAGGGTTATTCGAATGGTTATTACTTCAAGATATTTATGGTTCGTCTGAATTTCCAACGAGTTCAAAACAACTTGATTTATTAAAATATAAATCTTAAACTTTTTTCTCTTTATCTAATAATAATGTCTGGATTAACTGGTTTTAATGTTGGATACTCAAATACATTTGGTGGTAATAAATCATATCTAGACATATCATATATATTTAACCCTAGAACTTCAATCACTAATGTTACAAACACAAATATGTTTTATAAACAATCAGGTGCTGTTTATACCGATATATCCAACGTATTTTTAAAATCGTCAACTAATGGCGCAACTGGTATAAGTTATGAGGTAATTTCTGTAACAAATTTTTACGACCCGTTATCGACTAGTTATGTTGATATAGGCGATTTATTTCAACCATATTATAATGATATTTCTTTTGCGAATATCACATCAACCGTATCATCTGGATTAATTATGTATAAATATATTAATGGTGTTAAATTTATAAATTCAGGAAACGCAAATTATACAGGAAGATTTAAATTCCCGACTCCATCTGGAAACACAACAGGTAAATTCACAATAAATTTTGCGTGTGTTGGCGGTGGAGGTGGTTCTAAGAATGGTGGTGGTGGTGGTGGTTCTATAATAATTGGTAGTGCGGATATGTCGTATAATTTTTTGTATTATTTTGGTGTAGCAAATGGATTAAAGGGGACTGGTGGTAATACCTTTTTTAGAGCAACCCAATTCTCTGGTGATATGTCGTATAATTTTATGGCTAATGGAGGTGTCCAAGGTATAAACGGAGACGGTGGAACTGGAGGATCAGTTCAAATTAATATTATGTCAGGAATTTCTTGCACAATTAATTATATAAGTAGTGGAGGAGGTGGAGGAGGAGGGTATGATACATCAGGTAATCTTGTTGGTGCTGCTGGTTTAGCAGGGGCATATACTATAAATGGCTCAGTAACCGTTGTATCTGGAGGACCCGGACAATCAGGCACCGGTTGTATTCTTGCTAGTGGTTCTTCTGTCAATTATGTAGGTGGTAATGGAGGAGGTAATTATTCTGATCCGTCGGGTGCGTATGTTTCGTTTAATAGTATTCCAGACCAAACGATTAATTATTTTGGTGGTGGAGGGGGGGGTAATAGTTATGTGCCCACCCCGGGTCCATCTTACGATGGGTTCCCAAGTAATTATCCGACAAATACATGGATACAAGGTGGAAGTGGAGCAACAACTAGTTCAGGTTCTTCATCTATTGATACTAGTCAGTATGGAGGTGGTGCTGGCGCGTCTCGTGTACACGGCACTAGTGGTTCTGCTGGTTCAGGATATTTATTATTTTGGTGGAATTATCCATTAACATAACCCATATTGAATTATTAAATTGATAAAAAAATGCTAACTACTCTACTACTACTTTACTACTACTACTTTAATTTATATAATTCGTAAATAATTTATTGTTTAATAATTTGATGGATTTGACATATCCAATCGTTTAGTTGTGAGACGTTTTCATAAATATCTACATTTCCGTTTAATACTATTTTATCGCATTCTAATATGTCTACCATATTATTATGGTAAGTATCACACAATTGTAAATAATCTAACGAAATATTATTTTCTCCATTTCTGGCTCTTTTTAAAATTCGATTATAACAAATATCTGGGTATGTTTTTATATATATTATATTGTCGACATTAAAATCGTTTTTAAATGTATCGAACAAATTTAAATAAATTTGGTAATTTATATACTCTATTTTATGAGTATCATAAAGCATTTTCGCAAAAACCATTTTATCGGTATATAAACTACGTTCAGTTATAATAGTTACGCCTGGATGTTGTTTGATGGTTTCTTTTAATAAATTTATACGTGAAATATACGCCATTATCTGAAACGAAAACGAATACTTTATTTGGTCTTGATAAAATTTTTCTAAAATAGTTGTTCCGTTTTCATCTTGAATACTTTCCCAGATGTCAACAGGTTCTCTTACAAATATAATGTTTTTATTATTCGCAAAATAAACTTTTAATTTTTCGAATAATGTAGATTTACCAGAACCGATGTTTCCTTCAATAGATATAATTGTAGTTTTCATTTTGTTTGTGTCTGTGTTTGTGTATGTTTTGTTTTATTTACTATTAAAACTTAATTAAAATACATTTCAATTTTTATAACTAATTCGGTAACACATTCGGATAACGTGAGAGAGTTATACAATTAAAAAAAATTGATTTAGAAATAAATGAAAACAATTTAAACAACTAAATTAACATAATATAACAGACAACTTAAAAAGATGGATCTAAATCAACAAAAACTTACCAAATCCGAATGGGAAACAATCGAAATGCCTGTGTCTCAAGATGAAATTGAAGTCCTTAAATTAATAATTAAAGGCAATAACGATGTGAATGTCAGATACAATAAAACGGATTCGATATTTACCTTTTTAAAAATTGAATATGGTGAGAAAATGGAAGATTTTATATTTAACAAATATTTTCGGGAAAAAATAACCGAATTTATTTCAAAATATAAGGCAAGTTATTTAAAGTTGAATGTAAATTCGAATCCGGTTTTAAAGAAAGCGGACCTTATTCGAATTACAAAAAATACTGAAACTACCATTGATAAAAGTAATATTTATGAATATGTTCTATTAGAACAGATTGAAAAGATACTTAAATATCAATCCAAAAACAGCAAGAAAATGGAATATTATTATTTCACTCTTTACAAACTATTAAAAAACACGGTTCCTTTAATAAATAGACATATTTTAGAAATCGCAAACAAAATAATACATAATTTAGAGGATGTTATATCTATTCAAAAAATAATTGAAAATTCAGTTGAATGTATCGAGAAAAACCCCAATTTAATTAAGTATGGAGACATGATGTTATACGAACATCAAAAAGAAATAATTACTTCTTGTAAAAAATCAACCCCTAAACTAATTTTATATATAGCACCTACAGGAACCGGAAAAACGATTACTCCAATAGGTCTATCAGAACAAAATAAAATAATATTTGTTTGTGCTGCTAGACACGTTGGGTTAGCATTAGCAAGATCTGCGATTTCAGTTAATAAAAGGGTTGCTTTTGCGTTTGGGTGTGATAGTGCCGACGATATTCGTCTCCATTATTTCTCAGCAAAAGAATTTAGTAAGAATAAAAGAACTGGAGGAATATGGAAGGTTGACAATAGTATTGGAGATAAAGTCGAAATCATGATATGTGATATTAAATCTTATTTGCCAGCAATGTATTATATGTTATCCTTTAATAAATCCGAAAATTTAATAGTCTATTGGGATGAACCAACCATAACACTCGATTATGCTGAACACGAGTTTCACGCAATTATTAAAAAAAATTGGAGTGAAAACCTAATAGAAAATATGGTTTTATCTTCAGCAACATTGCCGAAATTACACGAATTAACCGATACAACAAACGATTTTAAATCTAAATTTCCAAACGCGGATATAATTAGTATTGTTAGTAACGATTGTAAAAAATCAATTCCAATCATAAATAATAATGGTTATGTTGTTCTCCCACACTATCTAAGTCAAGACTATGACGAGATTTTGAAAATTGTTAATCATTGTGAGAACTATTTAACATTATTAAGATATTTTGATTTAAAAGAAGTCGTTCGATTTATAATGCTCGTCCAAAACAATAATTATACACAATTAAGATTTAAAATAGAACGTTCGTTCGGGTCTCTTGATGATATCGATATGAAAAATATTAAATTATATTATTTAAATTTACTAAAAAATATTATTCCTGGATTATGGGGTTCTATTTACTTAACTCTTAAAAACTCAAGAGAAAAACGTATCTTACCAAATAATACAATAAATTCAAAAGGAAATAAAATAACGAAAATTAATAGTTTGGGTCCAGGAACAACTTGTGGTAATTTTGAAGGGGTTCCTTTATTGAGACTTGCCAGCGAACCAAATATACCTACTAAACCAATTAATACCGAAGTAACAGAAACACCTGATAATTGTGCCATATATCTCACAACAAAAGACGCATACACATTAACAGACGGTCCAACCATATTCTTATCAAATAATGTTGAAAAAATATCGAACTTTTGCGTTCAACAAGCAAATATACCTATTCAAATTATGAATGATATTTTAAAAAAAATAGAATTTAACAACTCAATAAATGATAAAATACTCAAATTAGAAAAAGATTTAGAAGATATTAGCAATAAGGATGTTACCAATAAAGATACAGATAAAGGGGGAAAAACAACCGCCAAAAACGACCATAAATGTAATCGTGAACCATCATCTTCAAAAACACAAACCGAATCTTTAAAAATATCGTCTCAATTAGAAACCCTTCGGTCTATGATTAAAACAGCAACATTAAACGAATGTTTTGTTCCAAATAAATTAAATCATATACAAAAATGGGCAGGAGAATTAAATCCACAAAATGCGTTTTCAAGTAATATTAGTGAAGACTTAATAAATAAAATAATGTTATTACAAGGAGTCAACGATAGTTGGAAAGTATTGTTATTAATGGGTATCGGCGTTTTCACAAACCACGAAAACATTAATTATACTGAAATAATGAAAAAACTTGCGGATGAACAAAAATTATATCTAATCATCGCATCAAGCGATTATATTTATGGCACAAATTATCAATTTTGTCACGGATATTTAAGCAAAGATTTAGAACTTACTCAAGAAAAAATTATACAAGCAATGGGTCGTGTTGGAAGAAACAAATACCAACAAGATTATACAGTTAGATTTCGCGATGATAGTCAAATTATGAAGTTGTTCACATCCGACACAGACAAACCCGAAATTATTAATATGAATAGATTATTTAATACTTGTTAAATTGTTAAGTTAGTTTGTAAGTCTTGTAAAATTGTAAATAAAAAAATAAATTATATTTATTTTTTTATTGATGTAAAATTAAGTATTCAAATAACAAACACAGAGTTAGACGATTTACAATCTTCATCTAATAATAATAACGGAGACGCATACTCTACGGTTGTCGATTGGTCCTTGTGTCTACAACATCCACATAATCTTTTGATAAATTTATAAATAGTCCAATCACACGCATTATTTTTAGATAATCCCATTATATTACTTAGTGTCTATTTTTATATTGGTTATTGTCGACAATCATTTTATATATTAGTTATAGGGTTGTATTTCCGTTATTTTTTGCTTTAATAGTTAATAAGTGGTGCTATGTTTTTGATAGTAAAGAGACTTTTTCTCTCAAAGATAAATAATATAAATATCTTTCATCTGTTAGTTCGCTTTTGTAAATTTTACAATTTCCTGTTGAAATACTTTCTACTTTTTTTTTTGTTATACCAGAATCCGGTGTAGATTGAATAATTGTGTTATATATACGAATTGTTTTCCAACCTTCTAAGACCTTTTCAAAAATAAAAATAACTTCTTCTCCGTTAACTACCCTTTTTTCTGTGCGTTTTTTTTCTCGACGTTTTTCTTTTTCTTTTATATATGTTTGTTTATCCATTATTATATAAAATAAAAAAAAATTGATTTATTAAACTTGTTTATGATAATAAGTAAAAATAACTAATGAACTCTATAGAACAAGATAATATTGTAAAATTAAATAAATATAAATTTGAAACTCCAAATCCATCTTATATTGCTGGATTTATTGATGGAGACGGTTGTATATTTATCAGAAAAATAAAAGATGGTTACCAATCAGGTATAAGTATAGCACAATCTCGAACAAATATACTTCAAATTGTTCGTTATCATTTTGGAGGAACTATTACATCTTCTACTAAAAGAAATAGTAACGTTGATAATCTAATGAACGACAATTATTATCATAAGCATAATAAAAGAAATCAATATAATTTAATAATTCGTAGCAATGAATATGAAATAATTATTAAATATATAAAAAATCATTTAATTATCAAAAGAAAACAACTTGATTGCTTGAATAATTTTATAAAAATAGTAAATAAACCAAATAAAAAGGAGGAAAAAGAAATATTTCATACATTATGCTCTCAATATAATAAAAATAATGTAATAGATGATACCTACTTATCTGCGTTAAATATTGAATACATACAAGGTTTATTTGATGCTGAAGGATGTATTTATATAAATAAAAATTTAAAAAAACATAGAATATCTATAGCTCAAAAAAACTATCCAAAAATTTTAATTGGAATTCAACAACTGTTAGGATTTGGAATAGTAAAAGAAAAAGATTATAAATTTTATATTTATAGCAAAAAAGAATGTTTAACATTTATAAATTTAATAAAACCCGGTTCTATTGTAAAGTATAATCAATTAGTTGCGTTTGAAGTATTCTTAAATACGAATGATATAATTATTAAAGAACAAATTTACAAATTAACTAATGAAGAAAAACATAAAACTGAAAATTTTAATGATTTAAATAATAACGAAAACGGTAAATGTGGGTATAATAATAGATTAAATTATAATAATGTTATTAATGAATTGAACATTTAATATCTATTTTTATATAATTAAAAATAGATAA